CGATAACTTTGATACCACGCTGAATGTGAAGTTCAGTACGTATGCAGTGCCTATGGCGAATAGTCTCTGCTAATTTGATGCCGCATATATCACGGTTTTAAGCCATTTTTGAAAAATGAATGTCGCTAAAGTGTCGCTTTTATGTCACTATTAGCGTCTTTTTTTATGCAAAAATTTATACATAAGGAGACGGAATAATGTTATTTAATTTCAGTTCAGAAGCTTCTCCGGAACAACCACTTTTTCTCACGCAAGATGAAACAGATATTCTTGTTGAATCAGAAAAACTTGATAGGAGGTCAGACCATGCAACCGTATGTGAACCCGAACTACTTTAATGCTCAACCACAATATGGAGTCGGAAATTATTATTCGTATCAGCCGCAGAGGATGAATCCGGCAGAACAAAATTACAATTCTTATGTTCCGCAGATGCAGACCGGTCCCATCCAGCAAAATCAAGGCATTCACGGAAAATTCATTCAGATGCCGGAAAACATCGTTGCTAATGATGTACCTATGGACGGATCGGTTGCCATTTTCCCAATGCAAGACATGAGCAGCATATTTGTTAAAAGTTGGGGAGCAGACGGAAAAATCGCTACAATCGTTTTTAAGCCTGTTTTGAACGATAATACTAACAATTTACCGTCCGATACAGAAAAAAAGAAATTTGACCTATCAGACGAAGCCACAGAGGTATTTATGAAACGCTTTGATGAACTAGAACAGAAGATCGAGCAATTAAAAACCTCGCAGACGCAAAGAAAAACTTCAACTTCGCAGAGAAAGGATGATGCAGAATGACGGGTATGAATCCAATGCAGCTTATGCAGATGTTTAAAGGAAATCCACAACAGGCTATGCAGCAGCTTATGGGAAATAATCAGATTATGTCAAACCCAACAGCTAAAAATGCTCTGAACATGGCTCAAAAAGGAGATTTCAAAGGAATAGAACAAATTGCAAGAAATATATGTAAAGAGAACGGTGTAAACCCGGAAGAAATGTACAACAACGTAAAAAGTCGTTTTGGTATGTAGCATATTAGAGGTGCGCGCAAATCTTAAGACCTCTTTATGAAATAATTTTTTAAGGAGGACAATAATATGTTCGAATCAAACACACCCTTTACAATGCCTGTAATGCCGGCTACTGGCGGCTATGACAACGGCGGTGCATGGGGAGACGGAGGATGGTTATGGATCATCGTTGTGTTTGCCTTACTTTTCGGCTGGGGAAATAACGGCTGGGGAGGATTCGGCGGTGGTAACGGTGGCGGCTATGTCGCAACGGCAGCTACACAGGCAGACATCCAGCGTGGATTTGACAATCAGGCAGTAATCTCAAAGCTTGACGGTATCACAAACGGATTATGTGATGGTTTCTATGCAGTAAATAACGGTATGCTTACCGGGTTTAATGGAATCAACACAAATATCTTACAGACAGGCTACGGAATCCAACAGGCAATTAATGCAGACACAATAGCCAATATGCAGAACACCAATGCTTTACAGACTCAACTTGCAAATTGCTGCTGCGAAACCCGTGAAGCTATTCAGGGAGTAAACTACAATATGGCACAGAATACCTGTGCATTGCAGAACACCATGAACAGTAACACAAGAGACATTATTGATAGTCAGAATGCGGGAACTCGTGCTATCTTAGACTATTTGTGTCAGGAAAAGATCTCTTCCTTACAGGCAGAGAATAACGACCTTCGCAGAGCAGCTTCACAGGATCGTCAGAGCGCATTACTCACTACTGCAATGTCTGCACAGACAAACCAGATTATTGATGCAATCCGTCCGACACCTGTTCCGGCATTTCCGGCAGCTAACCTGTATGGATATGCATACAACGGATGCAATAGCGGCTGCGGTTGTGCATAATGGGCGATAACAACAACGGGTGGTCTTTTCTTGATACACTTACCGTGTTCTCCGTCTTACTGCAAATGATGGGTTACCAAAGCGACCAAAAGCAAGCGTCTAATGACGATATTTTAAGAGAGTTGCAAAGGCAGAACATGGATTACCTGGAAAAGATCACGGCTCAACAAAAGAAGATCATGGAAATTTTATCTGAAATGAAGTCAGATTTCGCCAATAATGGCTGATAACAAAGGGTAGGCGAAAGTCTACCCTTATTTTAATAACAGGAGGTAAAAAATTTATGGCTTGCAGAAATGTATGTAAATTGTGCGATAACCTTGTGATTTCACAGGCGGTCACATTTACTGGTGGAAACCTTATCATAAATCTTCCGTCCGGAAGTTATGCAAACGGAAAGAAAGTCTGTATCGTTGTAGCACAGGCAATTCCGGATGCAACAACGATTAATGCGCCGGTATACATTACCATCGGAACAGGAACAGTGCTTTATCCGCTTACAAAGCGTAATTGCAGACAGGTAACGGCTTGCGGATTAAGGACACGGACAAGATACAGTACTTGCGTAGAAACGACACCTACAGGCGGATTATTCCGTATGCTTGGAGAACCTTGCTGCTCACCGAGTAATAATCTTACATCTATCAACGGAACTGCACCGGCAGCAGAAGCCACGCAGTCCGGAGATGTACAGGTTCAGAATGTGAAAGGAGTGAAATAAGTATGCATATTAAGAGAATACACGAAATGCTTGAATGCCTTACCGAAGTGTCAAAGACACAACTTGATAAAGGTGCCAGTTCTGTAAACACGGATGAAATGGGTAAGGTCGTAGACATGATTAAAGACCTTTCCGAAGCGGAGTATTATTCACGGATCGCAAAATCCATGGAAGAATATGAAGAAGATAAAAAAGAAGCAGAGAAATTCCGCTTACATCTTTTTGAAGAAAGGTTTGGTGAAGATGATGGAAGAAGATTTTACGACCACTACAGATACGCAAACGGAAGATTTGCTCCCAAAGGATCTGGGACGTACCGACGCGGTTATGATCCTTATCTTATCAGCACTTCTTTTATGCCTGAATGGGACGAAAACGAACCAATGTCCCAAAGAAGAATGAGAGACATGGACAGGCACGACGGAAGAATGTATTATACAGAGCCGTCCTATCAAGGAATCAACCGTGAATACAGTGAAAGCCGATATGACAAGGCGAGACGTATGTACACGGAAAGCAAGGAAGTGCACAAAGCGAATACACAGACCGACAAGGAGCAGAAGATGAAAGACCTTGAAAACTACTTCAAGGAGATTTCCGAGGACTTAACAGAAGCAATTTCTGATGCAACGGCAGAAGAAAAAGCTATGGTTCGGACAAAATTAACCGGACTTGCCGGAAAAATTTAAGACGATAGGGGCAGAGATGCCCCTATTCTTGTACATTGACAACTAAATATTGGCTAGTGAATAAAGCGTCAAAAGTTGATTAATTTCATCGAATATGGTAGAATTTTCCCATCGTATGACAAAGGGGGAAATAAATATGAAAATATGTCCTAAATGTGGAACATTTGCAAATGATGAAGCACATTTTTGTAATAAATGCGGAGCAAAACTTGAAGAGCAGTTTATGTCAAGCAATCAGCAGAAGCCGAAAGCAACAGGGAAGAAAGAGGAATTGAAAGTCATTTCAATTATTTCTTCTGCAATTGGTATATTATCCATATTTACAGTTTTTAGTTGTTTTGGAATTATGCTTAGTTTTTCCGGAGTCATAATTTCAATCATAGCATTATCGACCTCAAAGGAAAAACAAAATCGAAATCTTTCAATTATCGGATTGGTTATATGTCTTCTCACTTCTTACTTTTCGTTGTCAATTAACGTTCAAAAAATTGGAAACGATTCAGAACCAAAAGAACAGGTAGAAGAAACACAGGTAGAAACGCCTAGTCCGACTATTGAACCAACAGAAGCACCGATAAACTATAAAGAAGTTTTTCTTTATGATCTGATTTTGAATAGTACATCGTATGTAAATCAATATGTGGAAACTTCATTTTCCGTACATTATTGTTATCCAAAAGAAAATGACGGATTAACAGAAATTGCGAGTGAGTATACGGATTATGATTTAACCGGAGAAATGGATAACATTTTTGTTTATCTTGACGGATTAGTTGAGTATGAAATGGATCAGTATATCACCGTTCATGGAAAATTCGTTTACAAAGATTCTCGATATTGCATTATTGATGCCGAAGTTACCGATATTGGTTCTCAATCCGAGAAGAGTTTTCAAGACGGACTTATCATTTACACACATTACCGGAACGAACAGTTACAGGCAAGTAAGGAAAGCTTTATTGCAAGTTGCGTGGAAGTTTCCTATGATGATCTTTTACGTTATCCGGAAACCTATCAAGATGTGCCGATTAAACTTACCATAGTTGCTTCTGATGTAAAGGCAGACGGTTGGATTTTCAAAGGAGATATTCTTGCGGAATATCAAGGCGGTGACTTGATTGTATTTGATGATCGAGAAGTCCGTGAGCCAAGACTTGTTACAGGGGATAAGGTTACCGTGTATGCAACAGGTGCCGGACTAGGAAAGATGCAGATTAAGCAAGAGGGTATTATTCTTGATAAAACCGTAGACGAATACAATATACCGCAGATAAGCATCAAGTACACGGAATGGGATAAAGCGTTTACGGAAATGGATAGCAGTTCAAAGGCAAGTGATGATGGTGATCTTTACGATGAGGGTAAACGTGCCGGAGATAACCTTGCAGAAACCCTAGGAGAAATTGATTGGGACGAAAACAAGTCCGATGCGAGAGAAGCCGGAGGGGAACTTGCAGAATACATAAACGAAATAATAGGTGCAGAATAAAGGAAATTGGGGCGGTTTAATCCGCTCCTTTTCTTTTTTAAATTTGTGCTTGACAAAATGTAGCAACAATCATATTATGGAATTAAAACAAAATGTTGCTACAATCTAAAAGGGAGGTGGTATTTTGTCACCTAAAACGGGACAAAAAATCAAAGACAACACAAAAGATTTTATGCTAAGAACTAGATTGGATAATGAAGTTCTGGAAAAACTTGATTATTCTGCGAAGAAATTAGATGTTAGCAGATCGGAAGTTGTTAGACGTGGTATTGAAGATGAATACCAAAAAGCAATTAAAGTAATAAAAAAATAAAGAGTTGCCAGACGACCAATCAACGCAACTCTTTATCAGAACCAGAAAACTTCTGATGTGAAATATTTTATCACGCCGGAGGTTTTCTTTCAAGAAAATTTTAAATATTGAAAGGTGGTAGAATACTATGAACAAATTTTTAGAAATTATCTACATGAATCAGATTATGGACGAAGATTGGGAGAAATGCGAGGAAAACTTCGCAAAGTTTAGAAACAGGCTGAAAGAAATCGTCAGCCATGAGGTTTTTGAGGAATTAGACGAACTTCTTACGGACTGCATAACCGACAACAATGCCATGTATGCCGTAGACGGCATGAAACTTGCTATTGGTGTTCTTGACGGAACATTCATTCCGAAAGCGTAGGAGGTGACCGACATGAAAACATATAAAATGGTTACCATTCCACAGGAAAGATACGACCGCATGGTGGAATCCTATGACAAGGCACTGAAAGAACTGGAAGAACTTAGGAAGGAGTTGGAACAGTTCAAGAAAGGCGGTGCTTGCTGATGAATGAAGTAATTACCATTGAGAACACCGAAATGCAGATAAGGGAGTACAACGGTCAAAGAGTTGTCACATTTAAGGACATTGATACAGTGCATCAAAGAACAGATGGAACAGCGAAAAGAAATTTTCTGCATAATAAAAAGTATTTTGTAGAGGGGGAAGATTATGTTATCGCACAAAGGAATAGTCAAAAGGACGAAATTCGTACTTTTGGTTTCTCCATTCCAACAAGAGGTATAACCCTCATAACGGAAAGCGGTTATCTGATGCTAGTAAAATCCTTTAATGACGATTTGTCATGGAAAGTGCAAAGGAGATTAGTCAATTCCTATTTTAACGCTAGAGAACAACAGGTAACCTGTGAAGAGGTAGAAAAGGAATCCGATGCAGACATTGACCTCATTGAGGAAAAACCGCAAGTGCCACTTATCAAAGGGTGGCACAACCGGAATAAGGGCAGACTTGCAAGGATTCAGAGAAGAACCGGATTCACATTGACAAAGATTTATCATTGCATACTTAAGAATGTTGGTGAAAAATACAACCTTAAGGAAGCAAACAATATGTACAAGAAATGCACCGGAAAAGAACCGGAATACGCAATGGATATTATAGAGTACTTTCCGGAACTTTCGGAAGCTGCGGACAGGTATCTTGACGGTGTAGAACGTGCATTGAGCGCAAGGAGGTAAGAAATGAGAAAAAAATACCAAGAATTTTTACTTGAAGCACTGGACTTACTGGACTGCATACCTCCGGCATCGGAAGAAAGACCGCCGGAAATGGTAGCGAGGGATTACAGTAACGCCGTGTTCCTGATGCAGAGAATGAGACAGTATGTAGATGCAATGAATCGTATAGAACCAAACATTCTATACGAAAGAAATCACCGTACAGGGAAATATAACCTTGAAGAAATCACCGGAATGTTTAATAAGTACGGTGAAGAAGCGGAAAAGGAAATGATCCGGTACAAGGCTTTCATCAATCAGAGAAAAGCAGAGAACTGGAGATAACAGTAAAGACCACTAGCCAGTATTGGTTGGTGGTTTTTATTTTGACAAAAGGAGGTAGCAAATGTATTTTACAGTGAACAATAATGCGTGGGTGCTGAAATTCGTAAACCCACAGAGCAAAGACTTACAAAGAAGTGACGGAACATACACGTTCGGAGTCACAGACAACTCAGTGAAAACCGTATTTATCATGCGTGGAATGTCGCCGGAAATGACGGAAAGAGTATTATGCCACGAAATCACGCACGTTTTCTGTTTTGAAAATAACATATCCATTCCGCTTGAACTGGAAGAACGGCTATGCAATTTCATGGCTGATTACGGGAAAGAAATCATTTATTTGTTGGACGATTTGTTGAGAAATATTAAGAGAATCGCAATATAAACAAAAATTGTAGTAATCACGTACTAATGATTTTTGAGATTTCCCATGGAAAACAATTTTCAAAAATCCCGGGAAAAACGCCAAAAAGTCCGGGAGAAAAAATTTCTTTCTTCCTCCCGGTGTCCTTCGCCAACTCCAACGGATGCGATTATTTATATTGTACCCATACCGACTACGCACCGGCTCACCTCAGGCATGATACCGGCAGCAATACGGCGGCTGTTATGTGCGATACTACATAAAGCGTCTTTAAACGCGTAGAAATCCTCACACGGCGTTAGAGGGGCACAATCAGACCATACAAGCATAATTATATTATGGTATGGTACAATGCCATAATAAAGCCTGTTCTGGGCGTTGTCAAGGCGTATCTGATCCAAGTTGCGAAAAGTTGACCGTTTCAATGGTGACAAATTGTCTCCATAGAACCGCAATATATAGCAATCCCGGATCGCAAGATGTTGTGGTATTTTGAATAAAACCACCGCCCGGAATCGAACCGGGCAAGCATCCAATGCAGTGGTTAGCGTTCAAGTTCAAAGATCGCCCAACGCAAAGCTGCGACCGCTTCGGCATCTTTTTCTTTTTCTGCTCTCTCCAACAGGGCGTATAAGGTGTCTATCTTTTTGCTTTCCATAGTTGCATACTCCTTTCTTTTATTTTTAGATATGGCAAAGCCGGGGAATCGAACTCCAGGAAATACCGTCTATTCTTGGCTAGGCTAAGATCATTTTAGCAGTACTATATACATACTGTCGATTAAAACCGTGATGCTTGAAGTCTCCAACGCTTGCGATTGTCTCTGCCGTGTTTGGATATTTCAAAGAAAAAACTGTAAAATACTTGTCGAGCAGATCGTCCGGACACTCTAGGCAGTTTATAGCGCTTTGAATCTCGCTTTTGTTGCTGTTCTGATAAATCCCATCAATTTTTACTTCCTTTTCTTCCTGTAATTGCTCCAATTTCTTAAGCATTTCGTATTTTGTCATAATATACCATTCCTTTCTTTTTGCCCTGTCTCATCAGTACAGGTGGGGCGGTTCCTGTAGACGGTGGAAACTCCACCGTTTCGACTATGATATTTTTTTAAATATGTCTATGGTAGATTCTGCAGCAGCTTTTTTTCTGTCGCTCCAGTATCCACGCCGTTTGTTTTTTAGTGCTTTTGTTGCGGTCTGAATGCTATTAACTCCAAAACTTGCAGCCTTATTTAATTTTTTCCATTCTTCCGGTGTTACCTTTATGGCTTTTAAGGTTGTTGTATTTATGTTAAAATCGTTCTTGTCTTCCGGGTGAAGGTCTTCACATATTGGAATATATTCATGTGTTCCCATGTTTTCACCGATGTTCCAAATAAAGAAGTTACTCGGTATCTTTTCAACGATCTCAAATACATCAATCTTGCCTTCGCAAAGTTCGCTATTAACTGTGATTTTATTTCCTTCAATTTTAATTTTTGCCATGTTTTTTATCTCCTTTTCGTTTGGCTTTTTCTTTGTTATGGTCTTATTATAATATACGTACGTGCATTAATCTATTGGCATATTTAACAAATATGTACGTATATATTTGTGAATTTTGTATATGTACATATAGATTGATTTGCGGTAGGATGTAATTAAAAGAAAACATCAATTGAAAAGGAGATTAAAAAATGAATAACACTATTATTTTACTCAAAGGAGAATTGGCATATTCTGTATCAGAATACAAGGAGTTTTCAAAAGGTGATACAATTTGGGGAGATACCAGCAATCCCGAAGAATTAAGAAGATGGGACATCAGCCAAATTGAAGAAGCAAAGGCAGAACTTGCGAAATATAATTGTTCATATACTCGAGCCACTGCCTTATATTGGGTTGAGGAATACGCTTTAGAATATTGCGAATGTGACGAAGACGGCGAATTTGTCCAAGGTAGCGATTTCGACTTAGCAAAAGAAAAAAAAGAAATGGAATCATAAGGAGGGTTTGCAATGCCCACGACAGAAGCGCAGAAAATGGCATCTATGCGGTACGCAAAAAAGCACTTAAAGCGTGTACCGCTTGATATGCAACTATCAGATTATGAAGCACTGAAAGCAGCAGCAGAAAAAGCCGGTGGATCGGTTAATGGCTTTATAAAACAGGCAATTACAGAGAAGCTTGAGCGGATGAATTAGGACGGGAAACCGTCCTTTTTCTTTGCGATCCAGGATATAGAATTTCTATATAACGTGATATATAACAAGTTATATGATAATTCGTATATAGTAATTCTTATATAATAATTCTGTATGATATTTACTATATAATAATTCTGTGTTAAAATTACTATATAGTAATTCGTATATAATAATTATAACAGGAGGTTTTACAATGTCGTTACCGAAATACGTTAAAAAGGCGCAGAATAACTATAATTCTAAGTTTGATCTTGTGCAGATTAAGCTACCAAAAGGAACAAAGGAAAAGATTAGGGATGTAATAAAAGAAGATGATACTATAAGTGGATTCTGTTTGAAAGCCGTCCTGAATGCGATCAACAACGAAAGCAGCACAAAGGATTCCGGAGCAGTACCAAGCGCATCGGATCCGGATTTTGCGGAATATGACGAGAAAAGACAACAACAGGAACTACAAGCCATGTTGGACGCTGCTAGGGCGAGACATGCAACAAACAACTATGAGGACAGGGAGCAGAAGCGCAGAGACACCATAGCAGCAGCTTCTGATATCAACGAAGGTCTTGCAGATTACAAGAAACCTGACCTTGATACCTACTTAAACGATTGAAATTCGGTTTTTACCCCTTAGACGGATAAATTATCAAGAAAAAATTATGCTACCTTAAAACACGACGTTAGAGGTCTTTAAAGCGGTCTCTAGTGTGACGATACCACCAAAAGAAAAAGCCGGACAATTTTTTCCAAAACCCGGCACTTTTCTTCCGGATCTCTGCCCCTATTATATTTATAACAGTAGTGTAGATTAATTGTCTCTGTATGTAAATTCTTGGCTACTCACTACAGTTTAGAAAAAATGTAGATTACTAAGGGGGAGAGGATGTCCGCTGTGCGGACGAGGAGCGGAGCGACGGCACGCAATATTGAGGAGAATATAAATAAACATCTTCTCAGTTTATTTATATTCGACGGAGTGTTAAATAAACATCTTCTCAGTTTATTTAACACGACTTCAGTTATTGAACATCTTTTCAGTTCAATAACTGTACTCTACTTATCGTCTTAAACAATCTCAACGTAAATTAAGCCAATAAACTATCGTGTAGTTAATAATTTATATTTATAACACCATTATTTACATTATATATATTATATATAAGGGGAGAGCACCGAAAACTGATAAAACATTGACGAAAAATAGTTGTTGCATCGTTTTGATATTTAGTGTATCGTTAAATCATAAGCTGAACAGTGAAAACTTAATATTGACAAAACACATTAGTTTTACCAGTTATACAAGTTTTATTTTTGTTTGATTTACAGAAAAGAGTTTTACAGTTTACAGTTACACCAATTACGATTTGATTACATTTGATTACCAAGGAAGTGTTTAGAGATTAACGCTATAGTTGCGTTTATTTCTTGATGCTTCCTTTTTTGTTTACCAAAATACCTAGAAAGGAGCCGGAAAAGATGAACGAAGAAAAGAGTGCCGAAGTTGTCAGTTTTGCAGATCAGGTAGAAGCTGAATTCACCCGGCTTTATCAACAGTACCGGATCGCAGATGCTCCGGAGAGAAGAGTCCCGGATATGATTGATGCCATATGGCCGAAGATTTACAAGAAGATCTTTGAACTGGACGAGTCCGAATCCTGGATCAATTGCAGCCATACCAGATTAAGGACTTGGAGATATCTAGACGTTGAATCTGTATGTGATACTTATATAAATCTTTGCCGTGTATATGGTGGAAAGATAAAGATTAATTCCTTCTGTGAATTAACTGGTATACATAGACATACTTTAGATATGTGGCATGAAAAGAATATAAATAAAACCATTATATTTGAATTATCTGAAAAGGATATAGAGAAAGAATATAAAGAGACAGTATATATATTTAATAATATAAATGGTGAGGATATTGTAAGAAGACCTGAGTATAACGAAATGAAGTTAAGCACTAAACGCGTGGACGTGCGATTAAAAATTGTCACTTCTGCACGGGAGCAAAGCCGCAACGCAAGGTCAATTGATACTGTAGGCAATATCCAGATGAGTAACAACGATGAAGAGCTCGGTTTCTTGTATGATACTAAACGAGATTTCAGAAAAGAGAGTATTAGACAGGCGTTGACGGTGGATGATCTGCCAAAACTGGGGAATCTTTCGTCAAGTTGCACAATGCCAAATAGTATAGTTGAACCTGTGAAAGACTTAGAAAATACTTAGAAACGGCGGAAATAAAGGAAAGTTAAGAACTTAACAAGCAACTATTCGTCAAACAATCGTTTTGCGAATAGTTGAAAATCTCAAAAGGGTATTGGTGAAGCACCACGGAGGGGGTCACACAGGAACCGCCACGGCCGCCCACTTAGCCCCTCAACCATCCGCAAAATCAAAAAGCCATTTATCCAAAACAGATAAACATAGCAAGGATAATCCGATTCTTAAAAATTTTTTAAAAACAAAAAAGGGGAAATGAAATGAGAAAAATTACAGAAACACATACAGGAAAAATAATAGCGGATATAGACTTGATGCTTGAATATTTATATGTCGGGGATTATGGAAAAGAGAACAATATTAAGGCATCATTTCTAGGATATGATAAAAGAATTGATAAGGTAGAGCATAGGCCTGTAGATATTACTGACAAACTTGTAGTTACTGTATCTTCGCAGAAAGGTTGCCCTATGAATTGCAATTTCTGTGATTGTCCTAAACTTGGATTTAAAGGCAATGCAACTTTACCAGAGTTGATTACAGAAATTATGTCAGGTGTTGCTTTATCTGGGATTAAGCATGGACAGAGACTGAATGTGCATTATGCAAGAATGGGAGAGCCTACTTTTAATCCAAACGTTATTACATCAGCAAAACTCATAGCACAGATGCTTATTGAAGAAATCGATGTTACATTTGAAACTTATCATCCGGTGGTTTCTACCATGATGCCAAAAAATAATAGAAATTTGAAAAATTTTTTACATGAATGGATTGAAACTGGATTTGTTTATGGAGGAGAAGAGGGATTTGGATTACAATTTTCAATCAATACTCTTTGCGAAAAAGACAGAAATAAAATGTTTAGAAATAAATCTCTTTCTCTTCAAGAAATAGGAGATATTATTAAAGATCTTCCAATTCCACAAGGGAGAAAATATACTTTGAATTTTGCGGTAACATCAAAAAGTAACCTTGATGTTGAGCTTATGGAAAAATATTTTGATAAGGAAAAATGCATTATCAAAATTACTCCAATTCATGAGACAGTTCAGGCGGTAGAAGAAGGATATGAAATCGTTCATGATTTTGATGTATATGAAAGATTTGAAGAACCCTTGGTTGATGCCGGATGGGATGTAATTGTATTTGTTCCGTCAAAAGAAGAGGATGAAGATAGAATTACTTGCGGAAATTCATTAATTTCTATGATTTAAAAAGGGTTAATCCGGTGCAGATAGAGATGTACACTCGACAAGCTGAAAGCCTTATCAGTTTCTGCACCGTTAACAAATAAGGCAATATCAGAAAAGGCAGGTATAGAAAATGAATGAATTGACGATTTTTAGCAATCCAGAGTTTGGAGAGATCAGAACTATAATGATAGACGGTGAGCCGTGGTTCGTTGGAAAGGATGTGTGTCGTGCTCTTGGTTATTCGGACACATATTCAGGTGTTCGAAAGAATGTAGATGATGAAGATAAGAGGGTGTGCCCGGTGGACAGTACCTCCGGAAAGCAAGAAACAACAGTTATTAATGAAAGTGGATTATATTCTCTTATTTTTGGGAGCAAACTGGAGAGCGCAAAGAAATTTAAAAGGTGGGTCACATCGGAAGTTTTGCCGTCCATAAGAAAAACCGGAACATATACGATTAAACCCCAAAAGGACTCTTATATGATAGAGGATCCTATAGAACGTGCAAAGCGCTGGATAGAAGAACAGGAAGAAACAAAAGAACTTCGTGAAAAAGTTATGGAGTTAAAGCCAAAAGGTGACTATTTCGATGCGCTGGTTGAAAGCAAGCTTCTTACAAATTTTAGGGACACGGCGAAAGAATTTAATATTGCGCCACAACAGTTTACAAAATGGCTTTTGAACAATAAGTATGTATACAAAGATAAGCGCAACATGATTAAGCCGTATGAAATTCACAGAAAAGCTGGTTTGTTCAAAATGAAGGATTTCAATACCCCATATGGATATTCTGGTGTACAGACATACATCACGGTAAAAGGCAAGGAAACATTCAGATTGCTTTTGCACATTCCGGATAGGAGATCAAAATGAAAATTTTCGGAAAAGAAATAAACGATGAATGTAAAAACTGCGGAAAGATTCTTGAATGCGAACTATTCCGTCAAGGTCACGGAATTGGCATTGAGCGTACCAATGTATCAGAAATGGTGCGCTGCCAGCTAGACCACTATCAAAGGGATATATCCAAGAGGTGAAAGGCACGGGATTTTGATTCCCGTATTCGTGGGTTCGAATCCCACTATCCCCGTTTGGGTTATTTGTTGCGTAACCCATGACGTTTTTCTCCTTATACATAACCCACTAGCGGAAGGCTGTTAAGGATCGTCACAAGATCCGGTGGGATTCTATGGATAGTGCATTCCATAACCGTAAAGACGGACACCAAAGAAATCATTTCTAAATGTAAAGTAGCAAGTGCCGGTTCTGATGCACAGAGCCGGTGCGCATGGATAGTATGCAAACGGGTAAGCAAGAGGTCAAAAAAGACCGGATCAGCATTGCAAGGTTCAAGTCCTTGCCTATCCACTCTCCGTAAGGCCATACGGAGCCTAGGAGCCGGTCATAGATTTGTTGCAAGCAGAAATGACGGTGAAAAACTTATATTCGTGGAGATAGGGAGAAAATGTGAGACAACATATCCGTTTGGTAGCGAATATCATTTCTGAAGTTTTGAATGGGTTTACATGGAATGCCATGAAAAGGAAGAGGTTGCGGTATGATTCTTAATTGCATAAACTGCGGTGCACCGATTGATAATACGAAAACGAAATGTCCGTATTGTGACACACCGTATAAATTAAATGGATTTACTGGTGAGATTTCATCAGAAAGTAACCGTGGCATATTAAATATAGGCGGTCATTCTTACGATGTTTATTTGTCCAGTGTGGAAGCGAGAGATGATGATTGCTTCATGGCATATAGAGATATTACAGGAAGAGTGATAGGAGAAACTAGGTATCTTCACAGAACGTTTACGTTGGAGACATATTAAAAATGATGATTGATAAATGGGAGAAGAATAAAGTGAAAAAAAGCATCATTGACCGTTGGAAGAAACATGGAGAATTTACAAGGCGTTGCATGATAGCCGGATTTTCAAAAGACTTCATTCCTACAAGGTTTGAATATGCGATTACTGGGACTAAACTTCATAGGTTGATTTATGGGAGAAACTGATGTCAGAAAGAGAACTTAAGTTGAAAATCGAAGAATGCTCCGAACAGATAGCTAAGTCCTTGTGCAAAGGCAAGGATATCGAGATCCGCAAGTCCGCAAACGGAATCAGCATTGCGGAAATAAGCAAGAAAGTTGTGAGACGATGAAAAAGAAAATAGAACGAATTATTGACTTTTTACATTCGTTTTTATATTATCCAAATAGCATATATTTTATTGATGATGGGGGATTTGTTTATAAACCGTGGCAAGATGAAAAATTTGCCAGAATAAAATATGCGTGGTGGCATTGCCATCATGGAAAATTAAGAAAGTAAATCTAAAGGCGCAACAGATATGGTTGTTGTGTAACAAGTCAAAATGGAGACTTCTTTTATTTTGCAAAGGAGGTCTCTTTCTTTATGTCTGTTGAACTCCAACGAACAGTTCAAGGGTACGAAAATTACATACAAAGAAAAGGTATAGATGAAGAAGTTATTTATGCAATGCTTGAAGCTTCTACTGTAGCTATTAAGACAGAAAAAGATATTCAGTATGGACTTGTTCTTACGGATAAAACAAAAAGACTTATAGACTCATATACGGCATTGCATACGGACGGTGGAAGTATATGGGATCTTGAAGCATACGCTCAAAAGCATGAAACAGAGTATAAACTTGTTAACTGGGAATATGATCTTTTGTGGCTTGAAGCAAAAGAAAGATTTGAAAGTTTTATGCTTTATCTTGAAAAACGTCGTCCGGTAGAAGAGAGGTTTTATCAGCCTAGAATTATTCCACTTAGAAGAGTTGCAAATGGAATCCAGGATCTTGTCGATGATAAGTTGGATGAATTATTTGTAAACTGCCCGAGTCGTGTCGGAAAAACACAAATTGTTAAACTTGGATTCGTTTGGTACGGATCTAAGTTTCCGGAAAAATCCAATCTATATACTGCATATTCTGACAAGATTACCGGAGGTTTTTATGACGGTATTCTTGAAATTATGACCGATCCAACATACACATATGCAGATATTTTTCCAGAAAATGTAGAAAAGAAGTTGATTACAGACGGAAAAGACACAACAATTGATCTAATACGAAAGAAAACATATCCAACTTTTACCATGCGAAGTATTTATGGAACACTGAACGGAGCCTGTGATTGTTCCGGAATGGGAGTTTCTGACGATTTATTTAGCGGTATCGAAGAAGCATTAAGCCTGGATCGTCAAATTACGGTATGGGGTAAATTCGATAATAATTTTATGAAACGTCTTAAACGCAAGGCAAAATTAATTAATATGGGAACAAGATGGGCGCCTTTAGATGTTCAGGGAAGAAGAAGAAATCTTCTTGAAAACAAACCGGAATATAAAAACAGAAGATGGAACGCAATTGTAATTCCGGCTTTAAATGAAAACGAAGAAAGCAATTTTGATTACCCGTATAACCTTGGATATTCCACGGAAGATTATTTGATGATCCGTTCTTCTTTTGAAGAAAACGATGATATGGCATCTTGGTATGCACAGGATCAACAGGAGCCGATTGATCGCCATGGAGCATTATTTACCACGGATAACATGAAATATTTTAATCCAACACAGGATTTACCGGACCGGGTGCCTGACCGTATATTTGCAGCAGTGGATCCGGCATATGGCGGCGGAGACTTTGTTGCAATGCCTATTTGTTATCAGTTTTCAACGGATTATTTCGTGGTAGATGTGGTTTATAACAATGGGGATAAAGAAATTACTGTTCCAGAAGTGACACAGAGAATTGCTTTCCATCTTGAAAAATTTGCACCAAAAACGGCAGAAGTGCATTTTGAGGAAACAAAAACAACTATGGAATACCGTACTTTGTGTCAGAAAGAGTGGGAAAAGTTGAATGCGCCGGTAAATGCAACACATGATGCTGCTCCGAACAACATATCAAAAGCTGACAGAATAAAAAATCATGCTCCGGATATTAGAAAATTGTATTTTATCGACAGAGATCATCGAACAAAAGAGTACAATCAATATTTTCAAAACATATTGACTTTTAAGACGGAAGGTAAAAACAAGCATGATGATGGAATAGACGCCACGGCGCAACTTTGCGATATGATTTATGGCAGAAAAAGAACAAGAAATACTGTTATTATTCAGAGTCCAATTTAAAAAGGGGAGAGGTTATGACAACACAGGAATATTTAGGACAGGTAGAAAAATATAATCGCATGATTAAAAACAAGATGGAAGATGTTGGAAAGCTACGGGCAATGGCTACATCAATTACTTTAAGTCCAAAAGATGTGGATGTTCAGAAAACAACGGATAAGGATAAAATCGGATCCGTTGTTGCAAAAATTATTGACATGGAAAAAGATGTTGATGTGTTGATTGATAAAAGATGCCGTATCATTAATCAGATTGAAAGTGTTTCGGATCAGAATATGTATGATGTTCTTGCACAGAGATACATAAAAAACATTCAGCCAAAGTCAATTTGTATCGAAAAAATTGGTTCAGAAAGACATATTCGCCGGATTTTAAGGGATGCGGAAACCGAATTTGAACGTATGTATGGAGCAGAATATATGTAATGTCTGCATATGTCCGCATTTGTCATTAAATGTCAGTTGAAATGCGAAAAAACGTATTTTATAATTAAAATCGAAATAGTCCCGATAGAAGTATTTCCTCAATAAATTCACCCAAATGCGAAAGCACCGTCTTTATGGATGGTGCTTTTTGTATGTTGAAAAGAGATTTTTTATGAAATATAAACCCAAAACCATCTATTGTCCACAGTGTAACAGCAAGGTAGGAACGCACGATGGAAGATCAACCAACAATCTTATTTGCAGATGCAAGAAGTGCGAAAAGAGAGTTATTTATTATCCAGCAACTATGGAAACAGAAGTAAAGCCACTTCCAAAAAGAACCACAAGCAGCGGAATGACATTTATCTAGGAGTAATTATGCAGACAGGAAGAACCGTTTTATATACTGATGTGTCAGAAATTACATACGATAACGTTATTGATGTTTTAAGAAAAGCAATGTCGGGTCATGCGGTTAATTCTTCGAGGATAAAGTTTTTACTTGAATACGATGCCGGATATCAGCCGATTTTAAGAAAGAAAATAGTTCGTCCGGAAATTGACTGCCAATGCGTGGATAACGTTGCAAATGAAATAACAGAATTTTGGTGTGGATTTTGCGGAGGAAATCCGATTACCTTAGTCCAAAATGGAGATAGCACCAATCCTGGAATTGCAGAAGGAATAAAGGCATTAAACAAGGAATATGACCTAGCAAAAATAAAGACAAAAACGCAAGAGATATTTCGGTATATGTTTGTTTGCGGAATAGGATATGTATTGATTGACGTAAATACAGAATGGAAAAAAGGGAAAAGCCATTTTACTTACGATGTTTTGGATCCAAGAACGGCATTTGTTGTTAAGTCAAGCTATTACCCGGATCACAGAGTTATGCTTGGCGTCACTTATAGACATGATGATTCGTCTGGAAATACATACTTTACTTGCTATAGCAAAGATGCACGATATGAAATCAAGAATCAAGTAGAGCACATGGAAAGAAGCGGAGAAATAAATTTCTTAGGATCCGTTCCGATTATTGAATATTTCAGATCATACGATCGTATGGGAGTATGGGAAAGACAGATTCCGGAAATGGATAACCTAAATTTAATGATATCTGATTTTTCCAATGACGTAGACCAAAACACACAGGCTATTTTCCATTCAAATGATATAGAGTTTCCTAAAGTTACCGTAGAAAATGAAGATGGAACTGTTACAGAAGAGGTTAAAAAGCCAAAAAATGGTGACTGGTTACAAACGTTTACTACGGCAGAGGGAAAAACTCCAATAATTGAACCAATTTCAATAAATTATGATTATTCCGGAATGCTGAATAACATACAGGTAAGAAGACAAACAATATTGGAAAAATGCAATGTTCCACAGAGAAATGATAATTCCGGTGGAAGCACAGGAGTTGCCATGAGCGATGCCACTGGATGGAGTCATGCAGAAATGGCAGCTTCAAAGCAGCAGATGATTATTGATTCTTGCAAAATGGAAGAGGTTGAAGTTGTTCTTGCAGCTATTAATATTTCCCGTGAAGTGGAACAGGATAATCCACTTAGGGAACTTAGTTTGGAAGATATAGAGCCGAACATTAAACGGCAAAAAACTTACGAAATGTCAACTAAAGTTAATTCCATGGCAACTTTATTAAGTCATGGATTTAGTCTTGAAGATGCAGTTAATTCAATTCCGTTCTTTGATGATCCTAATGAGGTTTGCTTAAGAAGCGGAGAAGGAATAAAGAAATATCAAGATAGCATATTCAATAAATCATCACAGAATCAGGCACAAGGAGGAGAAGGAGAACAAAAGCCAAACTCCGACAGGACAATGCAGGATCTTTCCGATCAGATATCTAATAGTCCGGTAATTGATAAGAGCCGAACAGATAAGTAGGTGAATTATGGACAAATTAAATGTATTGTCATTTGATCGGTATTTTGGAGAAATGGAAATATCCGAAAGCCAAAAGAAAATGAGGATTGAAGAAGCGGACCAGTTTAAAGAAATGATGTTTTTCATCTTTGAACTGGTTTCCATTATGTCCGATTACCAGTACATCAATAAAGAATACTTGGAACAAGAATTAAAACAGCGCTATTTAAAAATAGCTGAAAAGTATTCCGGAATTGATGATTATGTAGAAGATTATGCAAAGGAATTTGCTTCTTTAACCATTCGAGTAACACTGGAAAACCTGTCTGATAATTATTATACATCAGAAGATAGAGCGACACTTATAGCAGAGAACGAAGCCAATAGTAATATCAATTATTTTGATATGAAACAGGCTGTTGAAGAAGGAAAAACAAAAAAACGTTGGAAAACGCAACGAGATAAAAAAGTAAGGGAAACCCATAAACAAATTGATGGACAGGAAATTGATATTGAAGATGCTTTTCTTGTAGGTGACAGCCTTATGAGGTTTCCAAAAGACATTTACTACGGTGCAAGTCTTGAAGAAATAGCCGGATGTAGATGCGTAGTTGAATATTTATGATATCAAGCCGTTTGGAATTTTCCTAGCGGCTTTTTATATGCCCCAGAGAAGGGGTTTTAAATTTCGCAAACGTCAGAGAAAGACGGAATAACGAGCAAAATTATTGAAAGAACGAGGTAAAAACATGGAAACAACAGAAACCAAAACACAGTTAACAGATCATCAGGTAAATCCAGAGACAAAACAGGTGACGGAAGATTCTTCAAAGGAAAAGAATCAGGAAACTCCTAAAGCACCAAGCGTGGAGGAACTTATGGCACAGCTTGCTGCACAAAAAGCAGAAACTGAAAAATACAAAAACCAGTATAACAAGGCCAGTTCCGAAGCAGCAGAATCAAAGAAACAGTTAAGGTCTAAACAAACGGCGGAGGAAATCGAAGCAGCTGCAAAAGCGGAAGCGGAGAGAATCAAGGACGAAAAACTTGAAGCCATGAGCAAGGAACTTAATCACATTAAGGCTGTTGCGGCTTATAAGAATGTTTCTGAAAAATCAATAGAAACCCTGATTGAAGCGGTTTCTGAAAATGACCATGCAGCAATCGCAACCATTATTGAAAACGAAGTGAAAGCCGGAATTACAAACGCACAGGCGGAATGGATGAAGAGCAGGCCAAGAGTAAATGCAGGTAATACTGCTTATTCCGGAATGACCGCAGATCAGATTATGGCTATCGAGGATAGAAGCGAAAGAAGAAAAGCAATCGCTTTAAATCCGGAATTATTTAACTAAACAGGAGGTTATGAAATGGCAGCAGAAGAAAATTTAATTAAGAAAGAAGACCTTGCAAGAGCAAGAGAGATTGAATTTGTAAACCTTTTTGGATATTCCATTAAAAAGTTAATGGAAGCATTAGGTGTTACAAGAAAAATCCCGAAGGAAGCCGGTACCGTACTTAAGTCTTATAAGGCTACCGGAACATTGCAGGACGGAAACGTTGCAGAAGGAGAGATTATTCCGCTTTCAAAGTATAAGACAGAGCCTGTAAACTATGACGAGATCACATTAAAGAAGTGGAGAAAAGCCACTTCTGCAGAAGCAATCATTGAAAGAGGCTACGATCAGGCAGTTCAGATGACTATGGACAAAATGCTCCAAGATGTACAGAAGGGAATCAGAAAGAACTTCTTCGATTTCCTTTCCACAGGAACCGGATCTTGTTCCGGAAAAACATTCCAGGCAGCATTAGCACAGGCATGGGGTCAGTTACAGGTCCTGTTTGAGGATGATGAAATCGGAGCGGTTTATTTTATGAATCCGCTTGATGTGGCTGATTACCTTGCAACAGCACAGATCACCATTCAGACCGCTTTTGGTATGACTTACGTTGAAAACTTCCTGAACCTTGGAACCGTTATTTTTAACGCTTCCGTTCCTAAGGGAACTATCTACGCAACGGCAAAGGATAATATTGTCCTTTACTACATTCCTACCAATGGAGCAGATCTTGACGAAGTGTTCTCCTTCACCAGTGATCCGACTGGATATATTGGAGTGCATGAAAGCCCGGATTACGACAATATGACCGCAAAAGATACGGTAATTTCCGGTATTGTTCTGTTTGCAGAAAGAATTGATGGTATCGTTGTTTCTACAATTACAGGTGACAATACCCTTGGAACACTTACCGTGAACAGTGTTGCAGGAACAGCAACAGGAGATACAAAAGTAACTGTAAGTCCGGCTCTTACAAGCGGAAATTCCTACAAGTACAAGGTTGCTGATACAGAACAGGAAGTAACTTATGGAAAGAGCGTACAGGTATGGAGTGCTTGGAATGGAACTTCTGATATCACCGCAGAATCCGGAAAGGTAATCACAGTTGTTGAGTGCGACAGTGCTTACAAGGCAGTGAAAGCCGGTCACGCAACAGTAACATTTAAGCAGTCTTAATGGAGTAGATCATGTCAGCATACACAGTATTGGAACAGGTAAAGATCCGATTAAAACAATTTCATATGGAAACGGTTGAGAATGACAATCTTACTTCCAGTACTGTGATGTTTGACCGAAAAGAAGATAATCCACTTTTGGAGCAGTTAATCAATCAAGCTACGGAAGATATCAAGAACAAAAGAAGATATCCAAAAGATTATACGAAAGAAGAGATCGAGGAAGACCTTAAGAAGTACGAATCCGTTCTTGTAAATGTCGTTGTTTATGACCGTATGAAGTTGGGGGGAGATTTCCAACAGTCAGACAGCGAGAATGGAAAATCACGTACATGGGTTGACCGAAATACGTTATTTAAAGAGATATATCCGATAGCGAGAATTGTTTAGAAGATTGAGCGTTATGCTTTGTTGAATCCAACAGAACATAGCAGGGGCATACATTTTAGTGGCGGTGGGCGGTATGCAAAATAAACAAGAAGGGCGGTATATGATGTGACTATAGAGATTTCTACGGCAATCATTATCAGCGTTTTGTCACTTGGTTTTTCTGTATTTATGGGATTGAAAAACAGTAAAAGAACAGATACAAAAGACATTGAAGAGAGGGTAAAGGAAAATACCCGTATCAATATGAAGCTTGACGGAATCACCAGTAATACGGCAGAGATCAAAGCTGAACTTTCTGAAATGAGAAAAGAGATTAATTCTCACGATTCAAGAATTGTAAAAATCGAAGAAAGTGTTAAGTCGGCACATCACCGGATTGATGGAATTGAAAAGGTGGTTCGGTGTGAAAAAGAGGAATAGCAATGCTTGATATTAATAAGCAGAAAATGTTTTATTCGTTGATTGGCGGTAAAGTGCCGGTTTATGAACTGGACAAAGACGGAAAAGTTAAGACAATTACTGTTGACGGTAAAGAAGTACCAAAGACAACAGGGGAGTATCGGACAGGTTATGGAAAGCCTGTCTGTTTTTATGCCAATATCAGCAATGCACTTGATGAAGCACTGGCTAAGTCGTTTGGTATTGACGATTCAACAAACTATGTGCAGATTTGTGCAGAGAAAAATGAATTTCCATTGACCGTAGGAACCGTAATTTGGAAAAGATCAGCGGTAGCCTATGAAGATGTCAACCAAACGATTGTAGACGCTCTATCAGCCGATTACACGGTTAAGGGCGTAGCTGATGAAGGTCTTACCGTTGATCTGTTCTTATTGCAGAGAAATGTAAAGTAGGTAACCATATGGAATCTATACAAGTAAATATTCTTGGAACGGAATACACGATTGAAACCCATAAGATTTCAGAAGATTCTTTTATGAAAAAAAGCAACATTGAAGGTTGGTGTGGAGAAGATGCAAAACTCATTGCAATAGCAGACCTTAATGAAAAAGAATTTTATGAAGATATGACAGAAGAAGAAAAAATTAACAGAAGAAAAAACATTCTTCGACATGAAATTACGCATGCTTTTCTTAATGAAAGCGGATTATCCGCTTGTGCGTCTGTTCCTATTGGACCGTGGGCGAAAAATGAAGAAATGGTGGATTGGATCGCCATTCAATCACCTAAAATTTTCAAAGTTTTTCAGGAATTAGATATTTTGTAGGTAGCCATATGTCAAAGACAATCAACGTAAATGTTTTATCGCAAAAATCCATACAGAACGCCATTAAAGAAATCCGTGATTATCAGAATGACTTTCACAGGAAACTGGAAGTTTTTGTTTCACGACTTGCCGATGCCGGAATTGAAGTGGCGCAGAACAACGTTGGCGGTTTTGGAAAATATATTGTTTTTTCAAAAGAGGTTGATCCGGCAGAAACAGAATGCACTGTTATTATCCATGCGAAAGAAACCGGAAAGATTATCAGCAGTTGGCAGACAAAAGACGGCATTAAAAGCGCAGAAGTTTCTCCGCTGCTTATGGCAGAGTTTGGCTCCGGTTTTGGTGCTGAAAATCCAAAGAACATTTCAGGAGTAGGACAGGGAACATTTCCGGATCAGACACACGCCTTTGATGAAGAGGGTTGGTACTGGAAAGATTTAGACGGAAAACTGCATCATTCAAAAGGAATAGAAGCCAAAATGCCAATGTATAAGGCAAGCCTTGAAATCATTGAACGGTGCGAAAAAATTGCAAAGGAGGTATTTTCTGATGGTAAGGGAAGATAACTGGGCATTTGAAATTGAATCAGAAATCTTTACAACCGTAAAAACCAAAGCAATGCCGATTTTGCAAGAGCAATTTCCAGACACGGATTTTTCGGAATCGTTTACCAATGTCAAGGGGAGTCTTGATAAAGCGGTCTTTCCAACCATTTACATTCACGAATTGCCGGGGGTGCAAAAAGGACAGACGCTTGATGCGGTTGGAATTGATGCAGTTCTTGAAAGTTTTCAAGTCGATGTTATCACAAATACAAGTCAAGGAGACACAAAAAAGATCCTCGGAATTGTCCTAAACGTGTTTGTGATGCTTCGGTTTTCCGTAACGGCAATGCCGGAGTTTAACAACGAAAGCGAAAAGAAATTCCGATGCACAGGAAGAGTCCGGCGTTTAATCGGCGCAAGTGATTCTTTATAAAAACAGTAACAAAGAGCCAATAGGCTCTATTTTTTTATGCAAATTTAAGGAGGTATAGATATGGCAGTAGCTGGTTTAGCGTCACTCGGTATTAGACTGGGTTATGCAGTAGAATCAACAAAAGGTACAAAGCCGACTGCATTTACTGGTCTTAGCAGAATCAACACAATCGGTGGAATTACCATTGATCCGGAGACCATTGATGCGTCTGCGTTAGAAGATCTGATTACACGTAACATCAAAGGTCGTGCTGACACAGGTGGTTCATGGCCTGTAACAGTAAACATTACCGATGACACGATTACAGAATGGACTACTCTGATTACTGCATACAAGGCATTGACCGATGGAAAGCGTATGTGGTTTGAGGTTTATCATCCGGATCTTGCAAAAGCGTTTTTCGTTATTGCACAGCCGCCGGAACACATTCCAATGCCTGAAAGTTCACAGAATGCTCTTTGGACGGTTGATATGAACCTTATTATTGAAGAGTACAAAGGACTTGATGAAAAGGTAGCAGTGTCGGGGGAATAAGTAGTCAATCACGATCCAAAAGAAGCAGAGCCGTTGTGGTTGACAAAGAAGAAACGGCAGACACAGACAACTATTGACAGAGTTTAGGGCGGTCTTCGGACTGCCCTTTTCCCTATAATCAGGGAGGGAAAAGCGAGGTAGAATATGAAAACATTCAAAATTAATGGGAAAACATATAAGTCTAAGGAATTTGATCTTAACATGATTTGCGATTTAGAGGACATGGGAATCTCAATGGAAGATGCAGAAAAGAAACCGATGTCTATGGTGCGTGCTTATTTTGGACTTTGCGCCGGTTTTGGTAAGGAAAAAGCCGGAAAAGAAATCCAGGAGCATATGATATCCGGTGGTAAGTTTGACGGAATCATGGAAGCAATGGGGGACGAAATGAATAACTCCGATTTTTTTCGCGCTCTCTCGGAGAAGAAGAACAAGGAAAATCCGGAGAGAGAAGCAACGGAGAATCCGGAGGAATAACAAGAAAACAGTACAGTTCGTCTCGGGAACTGTTTTTAGACCTGTGGTATCCGGAGTTGTATCCAATGGGAATAACACTGGAACAATTTTGGACTTTAAACCCACGGAAAATAAAGGCAATTCTTAAGGGGCATAACAATCTGCTTAAGGAAAGAGACAGGGAAAATTGGATTAACGGTCAATATATGATCTCTGCCATTGCGGCAGCACTTAATAGCAAGGCGAAGTATATTGAAGAGCCGCTTCTTGAAAAAGCTGAAAAAGAAAACAAACCACTTAGCCATGAAGAGCAAATGGAAAAGGTTAAGAGAGTTTTCCAATCCTTACAGATTATGCAGAGCAATTTTGAATTGTCGAAGATGAAAAAAGAAAATGAGGGCGGTGCGGTGTCATAGCTGCGCTGTCTATTTTGCGAGGTGAGATTATGACAGAAATTGATGATTTAACCGTGAAAGTCAATGCCGATGCGAAACAAGCGGACAGTGCCTTGGAAAAACTGGTATCTCAATTAGAGACGGTCAATAAAGCGCTTGGAAAGATTATGTCCGGAAATGCTTTTTCTGATATGGCGGAAAGCGCAAAGGCGGCATCTGCATCTATGCAAGATATATCTACCTCTACAAAGCGTGTATCGGACGAAATAGGCTCTCAAATGAAAAAGGCAAGCAATTCTATTAAGGGAGTTGAAACGCCCGTAAAAGAGACGTTTAAGAGCATTGAGGACGTTCTTGAGAAATTAGGGCAGAAGTCTATTGATATTAAGCCGGAAATTGATGTTGCCAATCTTTCCAGTGAACAGAAGAAATACACCGAACAGTTAAAAAATATGCAGAATGGCATCAACCGTGTCTTAAATTCTACACATCCCGAAAAGAAAATCGGAACATTAGATTCTCTTGTTGTGAAACTGAACGAAGCGAAGAATGCTTTAAAGGAAATTGAGAGTCTGCAAGGGAAAAATGCGAATCAAACAGAATTTAATCCCACTGTTCATTTGATGGGAGAGGATGAAAGAAACCCGAAAGACATTTTGTCAGAATACAAGTCGGAATTAGATAATTGGAAATCGTACCTTGAAAATTTTAATCAAGGAAATTATAAAGCACCTACAACCGGATTTACAGAATCCATAGGAAAAAGTCTTGAAGAATTAAAAGCGGAGTTTCCGGACGCAAAATCACTTATTGCCGATTATGAAAAACTGTTTGAGGATTTTTCGGCAGTATCGGTTGATGGCGGAATGGAAAAAAGCGTTGAACCGATTAAAAAGATCGAAGAACAGGTTGGAGAATTAAACAATGTGTTCGATAACATCAAACCACTTGAATTTACAGGTAATTTCTATGAAATGGAAAAGTGGGTAGATGATCTAAATACTAAACTAATATCTTTGCTCGATAAAAGAGAAAACTTAACGGATTTAGGCGCAAACATGGACACGCAAAGAATCAAGTCCATGACCTACGACATCGAGCAGCTTTCCAAAACCATTGAAAAGTACGAAGTCAAGGTTGAAGAAGCACGGAAAGCCGGACAACTTGAAATAAAGATTCCGGGAATTGATGAATCGCTATCGAAAACAGAACTATCTGCACAGAAATCAGCATCTAAGATAGCAGAAATTTTTAAAAATAACAAAATCATTGTTCAAACAGATGGATTCAAAAAGGTTCAGAATGAAATACAGAAAGTAAAAAAACAGTATGAAGAACTTGTAAAATCTATTCAATTAAAGTCACAAACCATAAGTTTTTATGGCGCAAGCAGTGATTTTAAAAAGAAACAGGCAGAGTTGGCAGCCTTACGTGAAGATTATCAGAGATTAATCAACAAGCAAAAAGAAATGTCTATTCTGCGATTTGATTCTAAAGGGTTTACAGACGGTCTTGCAAAACTTCAAGGATTTGTTTCTAAGACCTCAAACACCCTTGGAAGAATCAACAAAAAAATCAATGAGTTTGGCAGAAAATTATTATCACTTATAGCACCGACGCAAAAAGCAAGAGCAGCATTGCGTGGACTTGATATCACAAATGCGAGCCTTGCAAAAAGCCTATTACGTACAACAAAAATGCTAAAGCTGATGATTGTTAGAATGGCTTTGCGTGGTGTGATTGACGGTGTAAAAACTGGTATGCAGAATTTGGCAATGTATTCAGATGAAACGAATGCAAGCCTTTCTCTGCTGATGAATAGCTTTAATCAACTTAAAAATTCTTTTGCGGCGGCAGTAGCACCTATTCTGAATGCCTTTGCTCCGGCATTGAATAAAATCATTCAGTTGTGCATTAAAGCGGTAAATGCTATCAATCAAGTGATTTCCGCTTTACTTGGAAATGGAACGTGGATTCGTGCGAAAAAACTGACGGATAATTACAGGGATTCCATTGGTGGTGCAGCGAGCGAAGCAAAGGAACTGAATAAGCAGTTACAGGGATTTGATAAATTAAACAATCTTACCACTTCAAAAAGTGGTGGCGGCGGTGGTGGAGCGTCCACAACGGCACCGGAAGATATGTTTGAAACCGTTGACATTGAAGATAAGTGGAAAGATTTAGCGGATAAAATTAAGAGCATCTTAAGCAAAATTTTTGATCCATTAAAAGAAGCGTGGAAACGTGCCGGAGATTTCGTGATGAAGTCTTGGAAGTTTGCGCTTGAAGAAGTATGGAAGTTAATTAAAACTATTGCAAAAGATTTTCTTGAAGTGTGGAACGAAGAAGCAACAATACAGATTCTTGAAAACATACTTTATATTATCGGTGATATTGGAAAGGTAATTGGATATCTTGCACAAGGATTCCGTGAAGCGTGGGAAGAAAACGACACCGGACTTCATATTTTGCAGAATATCAGGGATATCATCGGAGTAATCGTTGAGAACATTCTTCATGCGGCAAATGTTACGGTAGAATGGGCGAAAAACCTTGATTTTTCTCCATTGCTCACAAAGATTGAGGAATGGACAGAATCTCTTGTTCCGGTATTTGATAGTTTATCCGGAATTGTTACAGATTTTTATGAGACAGTTTTACTACCTCTTGCAAAGTGGACATTAGAGCAAGGACTTCCGGATTTGCTGCAAGTGTTTATTGATTTCAATGAAAAAGTAAATTGGGAAAAACTTCGTGCCAATTTAAAAACACTGTGGGAGCATGTAGAACCGTTTGCGGAAACAATAGGAGAGGGATTAATTATTTTTGTAAGAGACATATCAGATGCTCTTGCGAACTTTATAAATAGTCAAGAATTTGAGGATTTTCTGACAAAAATAGAAGAATGGATGGATGGTGTTTCCGCAGAGGATGTGGCAAATACATTGAAAGATATAGCCACTGGAATTATTGCTTTAAAAGTGGCAACGGCAACGTTTAGTGCATTATCACCGGCTATTGAAGTTATTAAGTCCTTGGTAAGCGTTTTAAGCGGAATCAAAATGGCAAAAGCCTTAAAGAACCTTGCTAAATTAGGTGGGGGCGGTGCAACTGCATCGGCATCTACCGGTGGTCTGTTTAGCAGTTTTGGTGGACTTGGCGGTTTGCTCACAATGGATCTTGGAACTATTTTCGGTGCCGGAACATTTGGAGAGATTGCAGCAACAATAGGAGTTGGTGCTACGGGAGCAATAGCGGCTTGGTTTGCTGGAAACTGGACAGGAAAACAGTTAGGAGCATTGCTTTTCCCTGACATGAAAGAAGAGTATCTAAACTTCCATTGGCTTGGCGAAGGCGGATTTTTTGACGAATTATTTGATAAAGTAGATTTTTCATCATTTGACAGCATCAAGGATAAATTCAAAGAATTAACCGATGCTTGGAATATGATGAAATCTGACTTCAAAGACAATCCGATTATTGCGGTTTTGTCAAACATAGTTGACGTGGCATTAAGAATTGGAAACCCTATATATTCATTAGTTACCACGTTAATGAAGATTCCGGAAGCATTTAATAAGATAAAAGAAGTATTTGAAGAAGTTGTTTCTTTTATCAAGGAAAAATGGGAATTAATCAAAACCGGAGTATCCGAAACACTTGAATCATGGAAAACAAAGTTTTATGAAACATGGGAAAACATCAAAGCAAGCGTACAGGGATTTGTTGATTCCATAAAAGAAAAATGGGAAAGCATCAAAGAAGCGTTTACAGAATTGAAAGATAATATTATTGAGAAATATGAATCTTTCAAAGAAAGCATATCTACAGGACTATCTGATGTGAAAAAAGCATGGGAAAATGCATGGTCTGCAATCGGAGAAGCAGTAGGAGGTGTAATAAAATCCATTATTGATGCGGTTACCGGTGCGATTTCGTGGATTCAAAGTTTAATCAGCAATATTGATGCAATTCCTAAAACGGTAAACATCGGTGTGAATATGGGTACAGAAATTGGAAAAAACGCCATGAAAAAAGTCCGTGGTTATGCATCCGGCGGATTTATCGAACCGGCAACGTATTTCAAAGCCGGTGAAAACGGTGTACCGGAAATCCTTGGAACGGTCGGCGGCAAGTCGGCAGTAGCCGGCGGACAGGAAATCACGGGAATTTCCAATGCAATCTACAGTACCGGACAGACCGAAGCACAACTTTTATCATCAGCGGTACAGTTTTTGCAGATTATTGCAAACAAAGATTTTAGCATCAATTCTTCCGATGCGTTCAACGCAATTCGGGAAGAAGCGCATTCCTACGAGAAGCGTACAGGAGATAAGGCATTCACTTAAAAGGTGGGTGCCTTTTTCATTTATGGAGGTAAGCCAGTGAGTTATCAAGGATATATGTTTCAGTTTGGTTCATATAAGTTTCCAAAAATGATTCGGGCAGATACTTACAAGATTACCCCGAATGCGAGACAGGATTTAGATTCATACCGTGATGCAAACGGAGAATTACACAGGACGGCATTAGATCATACGGCTACAAGCGTCACGTTTTCAATTCCGTTCCATACCGAAGCGCAACACGAAGAAATGATGGCTGCCATTCGCAGCAGCTACATCAACGAAAAAGAGCGTGATGCACAGTGTTCTTATTATGATCCGGAGACTTGCACTTATAAGACCGGACATTTTTACATTGATTCCAACTGGAGTTTTCAAGTTTATGGAACGTATGACGGAATCATGTATCAGGAATACGAAGTTAGTTTTGTTGAGTATTAATCATAGAGGGAAAAGGCATGAACGTATCAGATGCAACCAAAAACGAATACAGGAGTTCCAGTGTTCATAAGAACCTGACTATTAAATTTCCGGAACTTGGACTAACGATTGACAACACAAAGATCTATCAGGAAAGCATGAAACTGAAAGAGTCCATATTGGAAAAGAACAACATTGAGTTTGTTGGTTGCATTGCCAGTTCCTTTTCTGTTCAGATTCAAGGACTTAAGGAAGATGTTAAGGGAAAGAAAATCGAAGCATCTATCACTACGGACGGAAGCGCCGATGAACCGATACCGTTGTTTCATGGCATTGTAGACAGTGCCGTATTGCAAGACAACAGGTTAAGCAAGACCATAACGGCATATGACATTCTTTATACCAAAGGAAATACAGAGGTTTCCAGTTGGTACAATTCTCTGACATTTCCTATCAGCATAAAGAAGTTTCGGGATTCCCTGTTTACCTACCTTGGGATTACACAGGACGAAACGTCACTTGTCAATGATGATATTTCCATAAGCAAGCAGTACGACCCAAAGACGCTTAAGGCTTTGAACGTGATTAAGGCTATCTGTCAGATAAACGGAGTTTTTGGGATTATAAACCGTGACGGGATCTTTGAGTACCGGACAACGCAAAGCGGTCTTTATCCGTCCGGAAATCTTTATCCGTCCGATGATTTGTACCCGTTTTCCGGTGAAGAGACTGAACTTACCGAAGAAGAAGTTGCGGAAGCAATGCAGTATTACAAGAAAATCCGGTACGAAGAATTTAAGGTAAAGCCGGTTGATAAAATCACCATTCGGCAAAACGAGAACGATGCCGGAGTGACTTATGGAAGTGGAACAAATAACTACATCATTCAAGGAAATATGTTCACCTACGGACTTTCCAATGAAACGCTTCTGCAAATGGCACAGAACATTTATCCGTATGTCGAGGGTTATTCCTACTATCCGTTTCAGGCATCGAACATGGGATTGCCGTTTGTGGAGTGCGGTGTTGATATTTTGTCCTACAAGGTACGAAATATTGACACAGGAGAAACGGAAAAGAAGTATTACAACGTGTTTAGCCGTGAGTTGAGCGGAATACAGGCGTTGAGTGACAGTTACACGGCAAAGGGAGAAGAGTACCAAAGCGAGTTTATCACGGATTTGCAGACTTCAATTGACCTTATTAAGCAACAGGATAATAAGTATCAGAAGACTTTCAATGATTTTGATTCAAGGATTTCTAAATTGGAAGCCGGCGGTGGAGGTGTAGTAAATATTGTTTCTGTGTCAGAAGTGCCGACATATATGGACGAAAATACAATATATCTTGTTCAAGGAATTGTAATAACGGAGAATTAAATGATTAAATTAAGTTCAAGAATGCTTTATAAAAATAAAGATCATACAAAATTATTTTTTAACGGTATGCAGCATGAAAAAATGTATAAAAATGGACAATTGGTATGGGAGAGAGGAATCGGAAAAAAATATATCGTAGTGACAGGAGATGATTATAAATATTTAATATATATTGATACAAAAGAATACGAAAACCTAAAAAAAGAATTGGACAGCGAACATTTGCATCATAATAATTGGAATATATATGTTTATGGAGACAAAATAATATGCAATTCAAAAATGTGTTATTTACAAGCTACAGGAATATACAAGCGTGAAAATATATATTATGAAATAGCTGGAGTGCATTCAAAAAATGGAAAAAAATGGAAAATGATACCAATTTCCGCTTTAAATTATGATGTTATTAATTACGGAGAATCTAAGATTGAAGCATTGTGCACATGTGATAATAGAAATAATGTTATTGCACCTTATTATAGCGATTTTTCTGAATCATCATATGAGTATATTAACATTATGTTATTTAACGTTGAAACTGGTAAAAATTGCAATATATTAAAAGAAAAATTGGGAGATAAAAGTTACGAAGTAGTTTATTCTGATGGTGAACATATTGTATATGCATATAACAATAAAAAAAGCGCATACTCATCAACAGTATATCTTCAATATTTATATATAAATAATGAAGATATTTCAAAATCATACTTTAAAGAAATTGGGCATATAGCAAATAATAAAAATGATTATTTTTTATGCGCAATGGCGATAAAAGAAAAATTTTTTGTTTTATGGTATAACAGTGAAAAAAATCAAACTTATGAGACGGTATATAATATGTATGATGGAAAAGTAATAAGTAGCGGTAAATGCAATATAAGTATACTGTTGCGATATCCATTTGATATTTATACTGGATTATATGCATTAAATAGATTTTATTTATATGTTTCCCCTATTTCTAGCAATAAACAATATGTAATAGAAACGGAAGATGGAATTAATTTTAAAGAAATAGAACTTCCTAAAACAATTAAACTATATAACATAAAAAGTAAAAAAATAAAGGAAGTTAGTGTTTCGAAAATAGTGTATGGTCTTAATAATCTTTATGACCTTTCTAATATAACAAGTGCGTCTAATGCGTATTTTGAAAATAATAAATTAAAAGGGAATATTGGGCACTTGGTAATACAAAACCACAAAAAAATTATATATTATATAGATAATATGTATTTTAATGAATCAAAAAATAATTTTATGTTTGAAGTATCAGATTAAGAAGAGCAGTAGAAAGGTGGTAGAACATGGCATATGTAAAGCAAACTTGGGTTGACAGACCGTCAAAGACAACGCCGATTAATGCGGCACGGCTTAACCACATGGAAGATGGGATTTATCAAGCGAGCGTACAGAGTTCCGGTGCATCGGCGGATATTTACACGGACAAAGGAATCAATCTTGGAAGAAAGTCCGATTCAACAACCGGAAATTTGAGTTGCACATTTGGTTTCAATGTAGAAGCTTCTGGAAGCACATCATTCGCACATGGATCCAGTGTTAAAGCAACCGGAAGTAATAGTCACGCCGAGGGATTTAGCACAAAGGCAAACGGTGATGGGTCTCACGCTGAGGGGGATAATTCTTATGTAAATGGAAATTACGGATGCCATGCAGAGGGTTACATGACAGCGGCAACCGGAGATTACGGGTCTCATTCGGAAGGATATTCTTCTATGGCTTCCGGAAAGTCTTCTCATGCCGAAGGATATAATACAAAGGCATCGTCAGAGTATCAGCACGTTCAAGGAAAATACAACGTGGAAGATAAGACCAACACATACGCACATATCGTTGGCGGAGGAACATCAAACACGGATAGAAAAAACATCTATACACTTGATTGGAATGGAAATGCGATGTTTTCCGGAGATGTAACGAACGGAAACGGAATCACAATGAATGGATTAAAGTCATTAATTGATGCGTTGCAAGCAGAAGTAAATGCTTTAAAAACATCATAAAAGGTAGGTGATATCGTATGAAACGAGGTACAACGCCAACACTTGAAATAGCGGTAGACGGTGTGAAAGTCACAGATTTGTCAAGCATCTATGTCACGCTCAAACAGGATGATTTGATAATCACAAAGTTTGGAGAGGACATACAAGTGAATGAAGAGGATAATTTGTTAGGAGTTTCTTTAAGTCAGAAGGAAACTCTTTCTTTTCGCCCTGGATTTGTTTACTTGCAGATGCGAGCGGTTACAAGTGGTGGAAATGCAATTGCAACAGATGTTCAAAAGATTGATGCGGTTGAGATTTTGCAAGAGGGGGTAATCAGTCTATGAGTTGTGGGTGCAGAATCAAACTGACGGTTTCTGAAAAATTTCAAGAAGTAATCGGAACAGAGACCTACAAAGGGGATTATACTGTTGTCCCAAAAGTGGAAGAGCAAGTGATGAAAACAAAAAATAAAACTATGACGGACGATGTTACGGTACTCAAAATTCCATATAGCGAAGTGGATAACTTGTCCGGCGGTCAAACAATCACAATAGGAGGTTAAGAACATGGCAATTAACAAAGTAGTTTACGGAGAAGAGGTACTTATTGATTTAACAGGAGATTCTGTCACGGAAGATACTCTTGCAAAAGGAATTACGGCGCATGACAAGTCCGGCGCAGTTATCACAGGTACAAGCACGAAAGATGTGGATTCCACCGATGCAACGGCGGCGGTGTCAGAGGTTCTTATTGGAAAAACCGCATACGCAAGAGGTCAGAAGCTGACAGGTACAATGCCAAACAATGGAGCAGTTACAGGAGAAATCACAGACAAGGAAACGGATTATACGGTTCCGCTTGGCTTCCATGACGGTTCCGGAAAAGTCGGAATTGCAACGGCAGAAAAAGAAAAGATTGTAGCAGGAAACATTAAGCAAGGCGTAACCATTCTTGGAGTAGAAGGTACCTATTCCGGCAATGGTGTTAACCTACAGGCAAAAACGGTTACACCGTCAAAAACTGCACAGACGGTACAGGCAGATCCCGGATATGACGCTTTATCCTCTGTTACTGTTAACGCAATTCCTTATACAGAAACGGATAATTCCGCCGGAGGAAAAACGGCAACTATCGGTTAAAGGAGCATGGATTATGGCAATTAATAAAGTGGAATATGGTGGAAATACATTAATTGACTTGACTTCTGACAGTGTAACACCGGAAAATTTACTTTCCGGTGTTACTGCACATGATGCATCGGGGAAAAAAATTAATGGTACTTTTGATCCAGATAAGTATCTTGAAAAAACCGGGGATGCAAGTGATACAACTGTCACATTTGTACAGGCAACAAACAGAGCAAATATTTCTTCCAAAGAAAAACTTTCTGTTATTATGGGAAAAATTGCAAAGTTTTTTGCAGATTTAAAGACGGTAGCGTTTACTGGAAAATATTCTGACCTATCAGGAACGCCCGGAATTGTTTCAAAAACTGCAAATGGTTTATGCCCTAAAAATGGTGGAACAACAACAAAATTTTTACGTGATGACGGAACTTATGCTGAACCAACAGCTTTGGTAAGTGGTTTATCGACTTTGGAGCAAGTGACCGCTGCAGCAACGGCAGGTAACGTAACTGATCCTGTTGGAGCAGGAGCAGTAAATGAATTAAACAGTAGTTTGGGTGGCTTTACACCTGTTATAGACGAGACAGGTAAGATCACAGGCTATAAAACCAAGGCAGGTGCAGATACAGTTTTCCCTTTTAGCGGTGGTTTTAATGGCGCAGACATATATATGTCTGGCATGAATTCGGGTAACTTATCAAAGACAGAGCTTGCATCTAGAGGACAATATTTTTATGGTTTTGAGTATGATGATTCCGCTAAAAAATTCACTGTGTTATATGATGGAACATATTCTTATATGTTATCAACCACTTCAAGTTATACGAGTTTATATATCAATGATAAATTAATAGAATATGCAACCCAAAATAGACAGATATATAACACAATAGAGCTTAAAAAGGGAGATACTGGTTATATATCCTCGAATAATGCCGGGCAATTCGCACAGGGTTATTTAAGGAGAATTGCCTAAGCTTATCCAAATGCTTGAATAAGCACTGGATATCCATTCCATGAGTTAATAAATTCAGCTTTGAAACCAGTATCATTAATTTCGGAAATACGATATAACCCATACACCCAATCTCCAACGTTATATGGCATATCAAAATATCCGTTGTAGTAACATTTATTTGTAATTTCGTCATAAATAGCAACACTATTTTGATTTCCTATATTTACACAAAACAATATTATTTTAGGCTTAAATCCAACCGTGTATTGAGTTAAGTAACTTTTTCCTCCTACAATTGTAGTATAAAATCTCTTTAAATCACTACGAAAAGGGATGAATGTATCAGTACCTCGACTAGAGCTAGTATTAATCCCATACTTTCCATCGTGATAATCCATATATATTTGGTTATTATTAGCTTTCAAACTACTGTTTACTTCATAAACCGAATCAATTTTCGGAGAAAGGAGCAAAATGCTTAAATTAAAATATCTTAATGATACAGAAGAGTATCAAGTAGAATTTTCAAAAATTTCAAAAAATATATGCCAGTTAAAAGGAGATTTTCCAGTAAAAAGAGACGGATTCTTTTTATCAAGAATTGGAGAAAATGATAACTGGGATTACACGTCATATAAGACTATTTATCGGCAACTTGAAAATGCAGTGCAATTTTCAAATAATGAATCGGTTTATGTAGAACCGAAAAAGAAAGTCACTTTTTCAACAAGTGGAGGCGGCAGTTTAAACGGAAAAACAACGCAGGAGGTATATAACTATGATGAGTTGATTGTACCAAGTGTTGAATTGGAAGAAAATTATGTGTTTGAAAAATGGTATCCTGAAATTCCAAAAACGGGAGAAATAGAAGCGGATAAAACATTCACAGCGGTTTTTCAATATATCCCTACTCTTGATGAAGTAAAAGAACAGAAAATAGAGGAAATGAACAACAAACAACAAGAGATTATTGCAAATGGAATTGAAGTTACTCTTTTGGACGGAACATTAGGAAACTTTTCTCTTGGACTTTACGATCAAGTATCACTTGGAACACTGAGATCTAAGGCTGAAAAAGGAGAAGAAAAGATTCCTTGGCACGAAAATGACGAAGAAAAAAAGTGCCGTTGGTATGGAGCAGCAGATATGCTTTTAATTACGCAAAAGGCAGAAAGTTTTCTGACATATCACATTACTTATTTCCGTGATCTTCGAAATTACATTCGAATTATGGCAAATAAGGAAAGTGTAAATTCTGTTGATTACGGTGTATATATTCCGACCGAGTATCAGTCAGAGGTACTTCGGGATATGTACGCTATGCAAAATGCGTAGGGCGGTAAAGCCACTTATTCTTATTGTAATAGGTGGCTTTCTTTATGTCTTATTAGAACTGTTTTTTAGAGGTAAAAGTCATTGGACAATGTTTCTTGTGGGTGGTATTGCATTTTACCTGATTGGTTGTATTAATAACTATATTGATTGGAATATGCCGCTTGTAAAACAAATGGTAATAGGAGCATTGACTATTACTTGTTTAGAATTTGTTTCAGGATTTTTTATCAACATAGTTTTAGGATGGCAAGTATGGGATTATTCCAATTTGCCATTTAATATTTTAGGACAAATTTGTTTGCCATTTACATTACTTTGGTTTCTAGTTTCTGCTTTTGCGATTGTGCTTGATGATTATTTAAGGTACTGGTTATTTGGTGAACAGAAACCACATTACATTTTATTCAAGGAGGTATAGGTATGGAAGAATGCATTAAATTAATCGTTGTATTGGCAATTTTAGCTTTGGCAAACATTGTAGGCGGTGTTATAAACAATGTAAAGCTGAAACAGTTTTCTTTCAGTTGGAAGAAACTGCTGAATGGAGTGATCCAGTTTCTTGGGATCGGATTTATGTTCGTAGCGTTGGCTTATTGCATAGAAACCATTCCGGAAATCGGAAGTGCTTTAGGAGTACAACCAAAAACAATGATTTTAGCTGCCATTACCATATATGCGAAAAAAATCTTTGAGCAGCTTAATGATTTTATTAATTTAAAGAAAGAAATCAAGGCAAATTCGGAAGAAGAAAAAGAAATACTAGACACAGAATACATGGATATGTGAGGTGACAGAAATGGAAGTAAAAGAGTTTATTGATAAAATTGCAGAAAAAACCATTGCATCTTGTAAAGCGGTAAACCTGTTGCCGTCACCGTCCATTGCACAGGCAATTATAGAAAGTGCACATGGGACCAGTCAGCTTGCGGTAGAAGCTAATGCGTTGTTTGGAATTAAGGCAGACAGCAGATGGGACGGAAAAACATATCAGAAATCTACAAAGGAATTTCAAAACGGACAGTATGTTGATGTTGTGGCAAAATTCCGAATGTATGATACATGGGACGAATCCATTGAAGATCACGCACAGTTTCTTATAAAAAACAAAAGGTATTCAAACCTTATTGGTGTAACAGATTATAAGGAATACTGCAAGTTAATAAAGGAAGACGGATATGCAACTTCGCCTACATACACAAAAACACTTATTGACTGCATTGAAAAATACAATCTCACGCAGTATGATTCCGATGCGGACCAGGAAGAAGAGCCGGAACATCCAAAAAAGATTCGGTCGTTCAACGTTCATGCCGGTCACAATCCAAGCGGTAAAGTTGCTTGCGGTTCTGTTGGTTATCTGAATGAATCGGACGAAAACAGGAATGTCTGCAATGGATTAATTGAGAAGATCAAGAGTTCCGGACACGTGGCTCATAACTGCACCTGTGATGATGGTGCAAGTCAAAAAGATGTATTGCAGAAAATTGTAGCAAAGTGTAATCAGCATACGGTTGAATTGGATATATCTATACACTTCAATGCTTTGTCAAAGGAATATATTTCAGATGGAAAGACAAAGGGTGTTGAAGTATGGATTCACCCGAATAACAGAGGAAAAGAAGTCGAGAAAACTGCACAGGCAATTTGCGACAGTGTAGCCAAACTGGGATTTACAAACCGTGGTGTCAAGTATTCGGACGGTCTTTATGTGCTTAAGAATACAAAATCACCGGCAATGCTGATTGAATGCTGCTTTGTGGATGATGTAGACGATTTTCAGCTTTATGAGTGCTCTAAAATGGTACAGGCTATTTATGACGGTCTTTCCATTGAAGCGGTAGAAAATACGGAAGAAAAGAAGTTGTATTATGTCATTGCCGGTGTGTATTCTTCGGAAGAGAATGCAAAGGCATTTGCAGAATCACTTGCAAGTAAGGGTTACCTGATGAATGCAGACGGCAACCTTATCCGTGGCATTACAACGCAAATTAAAGAAATGTAATAATAAGGGGATGTCGTTGTGGCATCCCCTTATTTTTATCTCACGCCTAAAGTCCCATCGGAATTTAGGAATCCGACAATATATCCGATTTTATCATCAATATCATTTTCTGTAAATATAAGATTACTATTGATAACCGAAATGTATTCCCATATCTTCTTTCCGTTGATAATTTTGTGGGTTTTCTGTGTTAGATAGATATATCCGTCAAGAGTGACGATGCAGAGTTCGCCGTCAAGAGCGTCACGGTCGGCAGAAATCAAAACAACTTCTCCTTGCATGAAATATGGCATAAACGAATTGCAAGGGATTCTGAATCCGCAATAAGCCTTATTTTTTACAGATTCCGGCAGTTGATCTATACACACGCTTTCCATGACGTTTGTAGTCATTAAATGGCTGTCAATATAGCTTGGAGCAAAAACCGAAATGTACTTTTTCCCGTGTTTCAATTTTGAATTAATTTTCTTTTGGTGCCGGATGAAATATCGCACCATGTATACAGAATGTTCAGGTAGCGTCTTGCATATGGCTATGGACTCCTGTGTAACTGGATCAATGCAGTTTGCTCCAATCAGATCATCAACGCTGATCTTCAGAGATTTTGCAATGGAAACGACCGTTGATAGTTGAATATCCTTTTTCCCCTTATCATAAAGGATATTATTCAGCGTTGCAGTAGATATTCCCGTTAATTCCGTAAATTCAATTTGCGTCATATCCGGTTGTCCGGTATACAACTTAATGTTGTTTCTCAAATTCTCAATACAATTTTCTGAATCATTTGAGAGTTTTGTCGATAAATAGCGCATCCTTTCTTCCGATAGCATAGTTTTCCCCTTTCATAACCGTGTTAAAATGTAATTGTCTTCCGGAAAGGAAGATACAAGTTCCGGTTTTGAGGGCGGTGTTTATTGGCGTTTTCACCGTCCTCATTTAAAATATTATAAAACTGTATGAAAAATCATACAAGAAAAGATTGTGTAAAATATTGCATTATGCGATAAATTATTTGATAATTTAAATGTGCGGAAAGGAAATTGAGAGGTGCGAAGTGGAAGAAGAGGACTATCGGAATGAAATCATCAAAATGGTACAAAATGTAAAGCAGCTTGATATATTGATATACATATACAATATATCGAAAGACATTATCTCGGAGGACAAGTAAAATGAGAAGAGTAGACACAAGTAAAGACGGATTTGAATATGTAGGAATTAAGCTGACCGACAAGCAATTTGAAGACCTTTGTTCCTTAAATCAGCTTATAGCATCGGACGATTACAGAAAAAGAGTACCAGTTTTTAATATGGTTCTGGTACTCAAAATCTTAGGTTTGCTTCCGGAAGAAATGATTTGCAATAAAATCGAATCCGAAAGCGACATTGATTTAGAAGAATTGTTACAAAGAAAATTCGGGAAAATCATAGAATAATTTTTAAAAGGAGAAAAGTAATGGGGGAAGAATATTACAAAAAACATATAATTGATATGATAAATAAAATAAATGATGCAGGTACATTAGAATACCTGCATACATTCATAAGGTTATTTTTGATGAAATGGGGTTAGTCCTCGTTTTTACTTCTCGACAACATTGATTCTATCATGTCCATTACAATTTCCTTATCTCTTTGGGAAAGTAAAGAGTATTTATAATAGAAATCAAAATCTTGTTCTGCTTTTGCAGCAGAATCTTTTCTTTCAAAAGGAACATCAAAACCCATTAGCCACGCTTCCGTTACGTTAAGAGCCATGCCGAGCATAACTAGTTTATCTTGGCTTGGTTCTGATTTCCCAGAAAGATATTGGCTAATATCAGATTTATTCATCTTAACATCAAATTTGGCGCAATATGGAAGTGCTTTATTAAGAATATCCACTTGCCTTAAATTCTGTTCTTCCATTATCTGTTTTAATCTTTCCGAGGTAGTGAACCTTTTCATTGTTTATAACCTCCTTTCCAATAAGAATATATCATTGTTTGAACAAAAGTTCAAGACATAAAACTTAAAAAGTTAAAATAATTGAATTTTTATATTGACATGGCTTGTGTGCGGTGATAATATACAATTAGTTAAAAGAATTGAACTTGAAGGGAGGTTTGAGGATGGCTTTTAATTATAGCAAGTTGAAAGGGAGAATAGTGGAAAAGTATTCGAATCAATCCAATTTTGCAAAAGCATTTGGATGTTCGGAGCGTACACTATCTTTAAAAATGAACGGAAAGAGACCTTGGAAGCAACAGGAAATCTTGACTGCTATTAAAATTCTTGATTTATCAGAGAATGATATACAGGAATATTTTTTTACCACAGAAGTTCAAAATATTTAACTTTGGATGGGAAGTTTAGCAAAGAGAGGTGATAAAAAACGAACGATTTAATTCATATTGGTGAAGCTGATATTTCCATAAAGGAATACAACGGACAGAGAGTTGTCACGTTGAAAGATGTAGATATGGTTCACAAAAGACCGGACGGAACAGCAGGGAGAAATTTCAGAACTAACAAAAGCCGTTTTATTGATGGCGAAGATTACTTTATTGTAGGCTCAGACGAAATTCGTCGAAGCCGCTTATTTCCTATATCTGATAGCGATTTTACAAGCAAAGTCCTTTTGACTGAACAAGGTTATCTGATGTTAGTGAAATCATTTACTGACGATTTAGCATGGACAGTTCAAAGACAATTGGTAAATGGATATTTCAATGTACGGAAAATTTCCAACAACGAATTGTCACCGGAATTGCAAATGTTACAAGGTTTGCTGAATCAAATGGTGAACAAAGAGTTAGAGGACAAGGAACGGGATAGAAAGATTGCAATTGCACAGGAAACAGCGCAAAAGGCGGTAGAAACAACCAACAACATTAAGGAAGCCGTAAAGCCTGTCCTAGATAATTGGCGAACAGATATAAAAAGCAGAATAGCGAAGATAGCACCTAAAGCGGAAATGAGTTACGGAATCTTACAGGCGGAAATGTACAAGGAACTCGAACGTAGGGCAGGTGTTGATTTAAATAGGCGTGTTAACAACATGAAACAGAGAGCCAAAGATTCTTGCGGCACAAAGAAACAAGTAGATGATATCAGAAAAATTGATGTGGTTGAACAGGATAAGAAATTGCGAGAGATTTATTCCAAAATTGTTTCTGAATACGAAATTAGATATTGCGCTTAGGAATGAACGTTTCCGATTTCTTGGAAAGACAGAGAAGATGGCAGAGGAATCTATTAAAAAACAGGAGGAAGAATGCAATACAACAACAACGGTCTAAAAGAAGTCCTCTACCAGCAGATTGAAAAACTGGCAGAGGAAAGTAATAGAGATTCTGTGGACACAGAAACAAAAATTCGCATTGCGGGCGAGATTTGCCGTATCACAGATACGATTATCATGATTGATGCCGATTAAGCACAGATTCGATACTGGATATGTTTCTTTCTATGGATTTAAGCTCTACAAGATTTAATACGCTATGCAGACTACTTAATTTGTGAATGGCGCAACATTCAGATTTTGAAACATACCACGCGCAATCGTGCATACAATCCTTGAAATCGTTAATAGGACACTTGCTTATTTTTATCACCTCCTTATAGGAGAGTATAACACACGGAAAGGAGAAACGAAATGAAGGAACTTGTTAAGTCAGATATGAAAACTCCTATTGAAATTGCCATTGGCGTGGATGAGAACGGAACGACTACTGCAAGAGCGTTATATGAGTTTTTGGAACTTGCACAGGGTCAGTTTTCCAGATGGGCGAAAGCCAATATCGAATCCAACGAATTTTATGAAGAAAACAAGGATTGGTAGGGGTTCGACATCGTGTCGAACGGTAATATTTGCAAAGATTATCGTCTGACTACCGACTTTGCAAAGCATCTTTCTATGGAGAGCCATTCTGCAAGAGGTAAAGAAGCAAGGCGGTATTTTATTGCCATTGAGGACAGGGCAAAACAGGAAGTAATAAATCGTTCACAGCTTTCTCCGCAGATGCAAATGGTTATGTCTATGGCAGAGGGAATGGCAAGACAGGAATTGGAGCAGAAGAGACAGGCGAAGAAGATCGAGGAAGTGCAACAGACCGTTAGCAATATGAAAGACATTTTCACAACGCCGATTGGTGATTGGAAAAACGAGATCAACGCTAGGGTTCGTGAGATTTCCATTAAGAGCGGTATTTCATATCAGGAGTTATACGGTCAGCTTTACGGAGAACTGGAAAATAAGGCACATTGCTGTTTGAGCCGTTTACAGGACAACAAGAAAAAGAGAATGGAAACTGCCGGAAACACAAAGACGGCAATTAAAGACGGAACAACTAAGATTGCGGTTATTTGTGACAAGCCGCAGCTTAAAGAGATTTTTGAAAGTATCGTGAGGACTTATGCGATGCGGTACTGTTCGTGAAAGGAGTAGAAATGAAAAATCGAGAGAAATACGCAGACTTTCTTATTGAGTGTGCAATACGTGGAGTAGGAGTTGCGGTTACAAAGGCCGGTAAGCCTTGCAATTGTATGGATTTATGGTGTGGAGATTGCCTTTTTGGTGATCCGCCTATGGATTGCGCAGAAATGACGAGGAAATGGGCGGATGCAGAGTACGAAGAGACGGAAATTGATTGGAGCAAAGTTCCTGTAGATACGAAGATGTATGTTCGAAACGATCTTATGGATAAGTGGATTCCAAGATATTTTTCAGGAAAAACAGATATACACGGAGAACCGTTAGTATTTGTCGGGGGAACTACTTCATTTTCTTGTGATAAGGACATAAATAGAAATCATATGATTGAGAGATTTCTATTTTACAAACTTGCGGAGGATATCGAATGAGAAAGAAATTGATTGTGTTTCTTCCTATTATAATAGCGTTTCTTTTATTCATTCCGGTGAAAGCCAATAACGAACCGTTTGTGATGCACACCACGGCATATTGTCAGGGAACAATAACCGCAAGTGGAGCAAAGGTCAGGCGTGGCATATGTGCAGTGAAAAGAGAATGGATCGGAAAACTCGCCATTGTGTACGAATGCAAGGATGGAGAGATCGGGGATGTTATCGGATATTACGAATGTCTTGATACAGGTTTTGGCGGTGATGCTGACGGTGACGGTATTGGAAGCATAGAAGCCGGAAGATGTATTGATGTTTACTTCCCGACATTGGAAGAATGCAAGGATTGGATGAAGCAGACAGGCGGCAAGGTATATGTGCAGCTTGTAGATGCAGAAGGTTAGGAAGAAGGTGAAGAAAATGTATATACCTCCATTTTGGTGCGGAGTAATAGCTACGATGTTAGTAGAATTGCCGGTAACAATTATTATGGCATATGCCGTAAGAACAAAGCCTGAGAAGGGAGAGAAAGATGATGATTGTAACTAATTTCAACGAAATGAGCATAGAGGAACTGGAAGCTATTTGCGACAGACTCCACATGGAATTATCCATCAATGATGGAAAGATTGTAGGGGCAGAGAAATAGCACCTACAACGACCGTTAATCAGAATAGGTGCTATAAAATGAATAAGCTATTGCTTTTTCATGACCTATTATACCGGAGAAAGGAGAGAAAGTCAAACGTGACAAAAGAACAGATAGAAAAAATCCTTATGAACATGGGGATATATCCATATCATGTCGGATTTAAGTATCTTGTAGAAGCGATCCCGTTATCTTTTGAAACTCTAGGAAAATCATCATTTGCAATGTATATCTATTGCGAAGTTGGAGAAAAATGCGGAGTTGATTACAGATGTGTAGAACGTGGAATAAGGGAGTCACTAAAGAACATTAAAAGAGATACCAGTGATTTTAAAAAGTACATTGGCATTGACGAGAGTGAAAAGGTTACTACGAAAAAATTTCTTTCCATGTTCGCATACAATTCTTTAAGAGAAAGGGGTGAAAGGATTGAACGAGATACAAATAACGGGAACGGTGATGGATAATCCAAAGTACTCACATTCAATCGGGGATTGTGTGGTTTATGCATTTCCACTTGCAACCAAGAGATTGAGTGGAAATGTGGATCGTGTTTTAGTACATATCTATGAAGAAATTAAAGATCAGTTTTACTTTGGACAGAAGATTTCTGTTTCTGGAGAAATAAGGACTTACAGGGGGATAGGGAAAGACGATAAACGTCATCTTTTCTTATATATAATTCCATATGCGATAGATGTAAATTCGGAATTTCTTGGAGAGGATGAAGATTTCGGAAACATTGAGGGTGAAATTCAATGGATTATGCCATTGAGAAAGACTCCGAGAGGTAGGACGATTGTTGATTTTTGTTTGAAGAGCAATAGGTTAAGTGGACGGTATGACACGATTCCTTGTATCGCATGGGAAGAAAATGCAAACGATATTTCCTTGCTAAAGCCTGGAGATAAATTGAAAGTGAGAGGACGGTTGCAGAGTCGTGAATATGTTAAGAAATTTGAAAACGGAGAAGTAGAAGTAAGAACCGCATATGAATTTTCCGTTTTTGAAGCAGAAGGGAGAGAAAATGGACTTAAGCAGTAAAGAACAAGAAGAACTATTTCGAAAAATGGACAATGCAAATGTAGATACGGTCTATGAAATTATCAAGAAAAATCAGTTTATCTTGAAGATGCATGAATTAAAGGTATATCAAGGTAACGATCAAAAATTCACAGCAACAGCACTTCAAGCATTTTGCGTATTGCAAGGAACTTTTGAAGAAGACACAGGTTGCATAATCCGTAAAGTTGCATATGATCTTTTGTTTTCCATGATTGATATGAGGTTACGCATGGAGTATGAAGCAGAGAAAGGGGAAAAGTAAGATGAAAATTAAACATGTATTTGCGCAGAATTTTTGCAAATTTACAGGGACAAAGACGATTGACTTTGATTTTTCAGATAAAACAATTGTTTCCGGAGCGAACGAAGCCGGAAAGTCCACTATTAAGACGTTGATTTACTGGGTACTTAATTGTTGTGACGAAAACGGTAAGGAGATCACAGGAATCAGACCACATGATAAAGACGGAGTATACATGGACAACGTAGAAACGGTTGGAGCGGTTACCTTCGATATTGATGGTGAAGAAAAGACCATGAAAAAGGTATTCCGGCAGAACATCAATAAGAAAGGCGAGTTTACCGGAAACGTTACGGATTACTATGTCAATGACATTCCGAAGAAAGCCACAGATTATGCGGATTTTATTAGCGAACGGATTGTTTCCGATGGTAAATTACCGTACTGCATTAATGCCATGACTTTGCTGCTTAAAAATTCTACAGAGCAACGTGCGTTGTTACATGACACCTTCGGTCAACATACTGATGCGGATATCTGCGATATGTTCCCGGAATTTGAACCGTTGAAAGCTATTCTTTCAGACGGAACAATCGAGGAATTGAAAAAACGTTGTAACACACAGTTGAACGGTACGAGAGGTAAGAACGGCAGCAAGGGTTTAAATGACTTGCTTGATGAGATTCCGAGCCGTATTGATGAAGTCAGCCGGCAGAAAGTAGATCTTGACTTTGCAGAACTGGAACTGCAAAAGAACGAGATCGTTGAAAGAATTGCACAGATTGATAAATCGTTATCTGACAATGAAGCACTTTTCAAAGAGGAAAAGAAGAAGTCTGACGGAATTTTGGAATTGAAATTTAAGATTTCGGAGTTGCAGAACGAAGCCAACAGGGAAAACAACAAGAAGCGTTCTGATATCCGGTCACAGATTAGCAGATTGGAAAGGGAAAGTGAACAACTTAATTCCGAAATTAACGACCTTACATTTAAGGAAAAATATCTTTCCAGTTCCATTCTTATGAAAGAAGGGGATCGAAAGAATCTTGCAGAGAAATGGAAAGTGGAACATGACCGTGTATTTGACGATTCTAAACTGGTTTGCCCTTACTGCGGACAAGAATACCAGGAAGAGAAAAAAGACCAGTTAAAGACTGAATTTCAGCAGCACAAGGCTGATGAATTGAAACGGATAGAAGAAGAGGGAATGAATCTGAAATCTTACATTGACGATGGAAATGCGGAGATTTCAAAGATACGTGAATCTATCGAAGAAAATGAAACTAAATTGAAGAAGATCGTTAGTGATATTGCGGAAATGAACGCAGAATATAATGCAATTCCGTCTGTTGTGGATATCTCTGATACAGAAGAGGTAAAGGAAATTCAGAAGCAGATTTTGAAAATGGAAGCTGCTATGAAAAAAGAAAATTCCATTGATGATATCAGAGTGAAATACAAAGCGGAAAAAGACCTTGCGTACGCAGATCTGGCAGAAGTACAGGCTAAAATTGCAAAGTCAGCATTTAATGCGCAACTGGACGATAGGATTGCTGAACTGGAAGAAGAAAAGAGAAATATTGCACAGAAGATCACGGACGTTCAGGCTCAACTTGATCTGCTAAAGAGGTTTAGCCGGAAGAAAAATGAACTACTGGAATCTGATGTGAATAGTTACTTGAATTTTTGCAAAGTGAAGATGTTCCGACCGCTTATTAACGGTGATACAGAGGAATGCTGTGAATTCATATACAATGGAGAGCCATACGGTCAGAGATTGAATCACGGTGCAAGAATCCTTGTTGAGATCGACATTTGCCGAGCATTTCAGAAGAAATACGGTGTTGAAATTCCCATTATTGTTGATGATACAGAATCCGTTGATGATTGGCGCATTCCGGAAATCGAAAGCCAGCTTGTATTACTGAAAAGGACAGATGAAAAGGAATTGTCCGTGAAAGGGGTATGAAAATGAAACTGTATTTTCACTTTTTAGATTTAAATGTTGTAGGCGGTGTCCGTGTTGAAGAGTGTGAAGTTGAGTCAAAACCAAAATCATATGTTGCATCTACAATGTTTCCGGAATGCTATACGGATAGGATAGTAAGAAAGACGGAAATCGGTGCGGTTATCGGTAGATTAAATCCGGTTGTTGTTCAATATAAGCAAGACGAAGATCATGCGAGAAACTTGTTTATGCGAAAAATCAGCGAGAAGATAAATATTCTTGATGATGAAGAAGCTAGGCTGAAAAATCTATATGAAATTTTAAATCAAAAATAAATGGAGGATTGCTATGAGTAAAGAATTAGAAAAAGCAAGAGAACTTGTAAAAATGTTGGAGCAGAAAGAAAAGGAAAGCAAGATTAAACTTTCCGAATTGAGAAGAGGAGAATCCTTTATGATCGGAGAACATGAGTTTATTGTTTTAGATCAAGGAGTGGATGTTACAAAGGTAATTTCCAAAGGTTTTATGGCAGAAAATATCAGTTTTGACCCTAATACGAGAGACTACAATAAATCCGAAATTAAGAAATTTATTGAAGAAAAAATTCAGCCGGTTATTGAATCGGAAGTAGGTGCTGAAAACATTGTAGAACACGAAGTTCCTTGAGATCGATTGATATGCAAAAAGAATTTGAAGATGTTTCTGCAAAAGTACGGCCTATTACTTTTGATGAAGCCAGATTATATAACGATTTACTGGTAAATGAAGATTTGTATAATTGGTGGTGGACATTAACTCCGTGGTCTACAGCGAAAAGGGGTTATAAATACGGAATTGCCGTTGTTTGCCCGTCGGGCCGCATTGGCAACTACATCTGTGACAACGACGGCGGCGTTCGTCCGTTTTGTATCTTAAAATCTAATATCTTTGTATCAAAGAAGGGAGATAAATAATGAAAAGTTTAGAGGAAAGAGTTAAGAACTTGGAGGAAAAGGTGATTCAAATTGAGAAAAGAAATTCGGTAAAAATAAATAAGACTATTGGCATCGGAGATACTTTTGAACTTGCTGGATCTACATGGATGGTTCTTGATATCAATGAAAAAGGATATTATTGCCTTGAAAGCGGCATTAAGGACATGAAATTTGATGAAGACTCAAATGATTGGAAATCCAGTTCTCTTAGAAAATATTTGAATGGAGAATATTTGGAAAAAATATGTGATTCTGTTGGATCGGAGAACATTATTTCTTTTGAAAGAGATTTGATTTCTCTTGACGGAAGAAATGACTATGGAAATTGCGAGGATAAAGTTTCTCTTCTTACATTTGACGAATACAGAAAATATCGAGAAGTTGTCGAATTAAATGAATACTGGTGGTTATTGACTCCGTGTGGAGTAAAGAGAGACGGGTATGAAAGCAGTATTACCGTTGTTTGCCCGTCGGGCCTCATTGGCAACTACTTCTGTAACCGCTACTACGGCGTTCGTCCTTTTTGTATCTTTGATTCTTCAATCTTTGAATCAGGAGAATAAGTAAATGGCAGAAACGGAACTTAAAGTTATATTAAAAGCCAAGGAATTAGCGGAGCATACGTTGAGAATCACATCGAACTGCAATCGGTATCCGAAGAAGTTTAGATTTTCTCTGGTAGATAAGATGCAGAATAAGTCATTGGACATATACACTTGTTTGCACGAAGCCAACAGGACGGATCTGAAAAACAATAAAAAAGAACGTTCTGAATTGCAGACTAAAGCGATTACATATTGTGACGAATTGTTGTTTTTTATAGAACTTTCAAAGAATCTGAATATTATTAACGTTGGCAGCATGGAATATTGGTCTAAAATGGTTGCTGATATTAAGCATATGGCTATTGCTTGGCGTACTAAAGATAAAGAACGGTAACATTTTAGGTTATGCGCCGTATAAACCGTTGTTTGCCCGTCGGGCAACATTGACAACAACAACTGTAACAACAACAACGGCGTTCGTCCATTCTGTATCAAACAGGCAGGTAGAGTAGGCAATAAGCCGAAATCGGAATTAATAGATACAAAAAGGCGCATAACCTTCCCTAAATGGGTAAATACAAAGGAGTTTTTATTTTGGATAAGGAAACTATTTGTGATTTTTCCAATTTATACAAAGCATATCGAAAAGCTAAATCTGGTAAGAAATACAATAATGGAACTGCTAAATTTCAAAACATGAGCCTTGAAAAACTACACATCTTAAAAGAACAACTGGAAAATCAGACGTACCGGGTGAATCCATATAATGAGTTCAAAATATACGAACCAAAGGAAAGAGTGATTAAATCATGTTCTTTTAAGGATAAGGTCGTTCAGAGGTGCTTGTGTGATGAAATATTGCTTCCCAGACTTGAAATAGAGTTTATTGATACAAATTATGCAGGACAATCCGGTAAGGGAAATATGTATGCGATGAACAGTTTGAAAAGTCAGATGCTTAAGCATTATGAGAAATATGGAAATTCTGGATGGATTTTGAAATGCGACATAAGGCAGTTTTATTATCAAGTAGATCATGGAAAAGCGGAAGATGTTGTTGATTTTTATTTTGTAGATCCTTTTGTGATGTGGCTGAATCATTTGTACATTGAGAGTACGGAAAATATTGGGTTACCACTTGGAAATCAGACATCCGGCATTTACGGACTTCTATTTCTGAATGGACTGGATCACTTTATTACCGGAGAACTTGGAATAGAATTGTATGGAAGATATTGTGATGATTTTTACCTTATTTGTAACAGTAAGGAATATCTGAAATATTGTTTGTATTGCATACGAGAATTTGTTTTGACATTAGGTCTTTCGCTGAACGGAAAGACACAAATAGTTCCTTTTTCAAAAGGCATTTTATTTGTAGGATTTCATCATTATGTTACGAATGAAGGAAAATACATACGGAAAGTAAGTGGAAAGAAAAAGAGAGACACGAAAAAGAAAATCCGAAGTTGGAAAGAGCAAGTAATCAAAGGATATATGACGGAAGAAAAGTTTCGACAGAAATTTGATTCTTGTAAAAATCATTTATCACATGGAAATTGTGTAAAGCTATGCAGGTCATTGGATTTTTATGTGAAAGAATTGGAGGTAGGAAATGAAAATTGAAAAGACCACAAACATATGCGCTAAAACGACAAACGGCGTAGAAATCAATGTTGGAGATTCTCTGTTATTTACGGCAGAAGGAAAGAGCATCGTAGGAAAGTTTAAGGGATTTGGTAAGCGTGGATCACTGGAATTTGAAAACGTTCTTGACGGCAGCCTGTTTGCACTGATGCCGAAAAGCATCGAAAAGATTTATCCGGCAAAGATAGTTGTTGATGATGATTTTCCGATGAATAAGCCGGAAGAAAGTGAGGGTAAAGAATGAGCAAGATTAAAAAGTCCAATTATGAAATGATTGTAATTTACAGGGACGGAAACAAAACGATTGCTATGAATAAGACTACCGGAGAAAAGGCAGAAGCAAAATGCAGTCCGGAAGATGAATTTAATTTCGGTGTTGGTGCAAAGTTGGCACTTGACCGGCTTTTTGGTGCTCCGTACTATGATGCGACGAAATACAAAATTGTAAAACAGGATCAATATAAGGTTGGAGATAAGGTAGTTATTAAATCTGCAACATATTTTAAGGATTTTCTCAGCCAAATAGATTTTAAATATTTTTTTGATCAAAAAGGAGTATTAAATAAATATTTTGGAAAACCGGTAACGATTAAGAAAAAAATCAGTCCCACAGGATATCGGATAATTGAAGATCAAGAAAAATACATTTGGTGTTCTTCTGTTATAGCCGGAAAACTTGTAGAAATCGAATCAGAAAATGGTTACAAGGAACAGGCAGAAGAATCTGCAAAAATAATCAAAGCATATATTGATGCGTATACAAAACATGGTTTTACAATAGAAGAAGTATTTAAGTTATTTACGATAGTGACTAGAAAGTGAGGTTAAGTGATTATGGCAGAAACGACAGAGGTAGCAGTTAAAAACAAGGCAGAAGTCAAGGAAAGCACCAAAAAGGTTACGGATTATAGCCTTGGAATCTTTGGAACTTCGGACAACTTTATTATGGCAATGCAGATGGCAAAGGCACTTTCAGAATCAACCATTGTTCCACAGATTTATCAGAAGAATCCGTCAAATTGCTTGATTGCGATTGAACAGGCGCAGCGACTTAATATCAGTCCGATTATGGTTATGCAGAACTTATTTCCAATTCAAGGAAAACCATCATGGGCGTCAAAATTTCTTATTGCTATGATTAACCAATCCGGAAAATTCGACATGGAATTGCAGTATGAAGAGACGAAAGACAAGGATGGAAAACCGTATTCTTGTGTGGCTTGGACTACGAAAAATGGCAGAAAAATTGAAGGCATGGAAGTCAATATGCAAATGGCAAAAGACGAAGGGTGGTACGGAAAGAATGGAAGTAAATGGAAAACTATGCCGCAGCTTATGCTTCGCTACCGTGCAGCTTCATTCTTTTCTTCCTTAAACTGTCCGGAACTTACAATGGGTATTCACACAAGGGAAGAAATTGAGGACGGAAATTTCAAAGAATATCCAATGGAAGATTTGCAGAAGATTGTGCAGAAGGACATTGAACAGAACGCCAACGCAAAGGAGTTTGAGGAAGTTGCAGAGGGAGAAGTCGTAACTGAACCGGACGTACAGGAGGCAACGGCTCCGTTTGCAGAGGGATAAGGCATGATGAAACAAGGTGATTCGAGAAAGGAGTTTTCAATGAGGGTTATAAGTAATGACAGAACACTTGATATTCCGTATGAAAGGTTCGTTTTTGCCGTGACAAAAGATAATGCCATATGTGCGGCAAGTGACGTATCTGTAAGTCCAGAAGCCGCTTTCAATGGAATCATAGCGAATTATTCAAATCAAGAAAAGACAATCAAGGCTATGGAAATGATGCATGATGCGTACATAGGAGTATCGAAAAATGTTGCAATGATTACTGAATGCAGAATATTTCAGTTCCCAAAAGATGATGAGGTATAGACCATGATTTTAAAATGCTTATCTTCCGGAAGTAAAGGAAACTGCTATCTTCTTGAAGCTGATAACGGAGAAGTTCTTATCATTGATGCCGGAATACCGATTATGGATATTAAGCGTGGATTGAACTGGAATTTGAAATGCGTAGTCGGTGCGGTTGTCACGCACCGGCACACAGACCACAGTAAGAGCCTTGAAGATTTACGGCACATGGGAATAAAGGTTGTAGCACCGTATGAATCAGGGAACGTGAAGTCCATGAGGTTTTCACTGGGAAGTTTTAACATACAGGCTTTTGATGTTCCGCACAACGGTTGTTGGAATAACGGATTTCTGATTAAGACTCCGGAAGGACAGAAAATCTTGTACATGACGGATTTGGAATACTGCCCGTATTCTTTTCGAAAGCAGAGCGTAGACCATATGCTGATCGAGTGCAATTACATGAAATCAATGGTTGATATGGATGCTCCGAATTATGTCCACAAGGTTCGAGGTCACTGCGAACTGGAAACGGCAAAAGGAATCATCAAAGAGAATGCAACAAATAGCCTTGTAAATGTTATATTGTGCCATTTGGGAAGAGATACTTGCGAAGAGGATAAAGTTGTCGAAGAAGTAAAAAAGATCGTTCCTAGAGCCAATGCGGACGTTGCGAAGGACGGTAAGGAATGGGTTTTAAGAAAGGGCGGTGAGTGTCCGTTTTGAACGTTTGGATTTCTCTAATTGATGCAATATCAATGGTGTCGTGTAGTTTTTTGGTATCATTTTGGTATTTTCAGTTTAAAAAGAACAATAAGTTAAAAGATTTGTTTTGGATGATTATTTTTTTATCATTACTGATAAAAACAATTATTTGAAAGTGAGGTAAAACGCCATGAATAAAGTATTTATATGCGGAAGACTTGTTCGTGATCCGGAAGTGAGATATTCACAGGGAGAAAAGTCGACGGCTGTAGCAAGATATACGGTTGCGGTAGACAGGAGATTTAAGAAAGACGGAGATCAGAACGCAGATTTCATTAGCTGCATTTCTTTTGGTAAGACCGCTGAATTTGCAGAAAAATATCTACGAAAGGGAATTAAGATGCTGATTGTCGGTCGTATTCAGACCGGAAACTACACAAATAAGGACGGTCAGAAAGTTTACACGACAGATGTTGTTGTTGAGGAACAAGAATTTGCTGAAAGTAAGAACGCTTCCCAATCCCAAAATCAGAATACACAAGCACCGCCTGTTGGGGAATCTACTGGTGATGAATTTATGAGCATTCCAGACGGAATTGATGAAGAACTACCGTTTAATTAAGGAGCGTGCGATATGACGAAAAAAGAAATTGCATATTCCATGATTCAAAACGGTGCATCTACTGATGAAATTGCCGAAAAGACAGGAATTAGCAAAGTATATGTGAGGGAGATAAGAAGAAATGTCATTCCTAAAATAACGATTTCAGATTATGAGGATAAAATTTGCTCCATGAGAGAAGACGGAAAAACATATGAAGAAATCGGCAGAGAAATCGGATATAGTGCATCGACAATTAAAAACTTTTTGCAGAAGGTCAGACAGGAAAGGAAGATTATAGAAAATGCCGAATGTGAAAAAAATCTCACATACGCTCCATGTAAACCGCCGAGAAGTTACAGGGTTTCTTATCAGGGAAAGCGGTATCTTTGTGAAAACGAGTTTTATATTCCGAGGTGAGAGGTGATGTCATGATTCAGATATTGGAATTGTTTGGAGGAATAGGCTCACCAAGATGTGCATTACGCAATCTTGGAATACCGGTAAAAGCTATTGATTATGTGGAAATTGATGAAAAAGCAGTCAGAAGCTACAATGCAATGTTTGCCAATGAATTGCCATACAAGACGCAAAGCGTCGTCGGATGGAATTTAAAACCGGATATTTTAATTCACGGAAGTCCATGTCAGGATTTTAGTATAGCAGGCAAACAGAAGGGAGCAGATGAATGATCAGAAACACGGTCAAGCCTCATGTGGGAGACAATTCATATCATTGAACAGATGGGAGAATGGAAGCCACGCTATGTTATATGGGAAAATGTGAAAAACATCCGTAGTAAGTATATGGTTTGCAACCACAACCGGTATATGTCAGAAATGGCGAAAATGGGATATACAAGCAGCTATGAACTTTTAGACGCAAGGGAATTTGGATTACCCCAAGCAAGACAGAGATACTTCACAGTGTCGGTTCTAGGAACTGAATATTTTGAATTTTCCGATTTAATACATACACCAATGCGGAATATATGGGAC